TGCGACGTAGACCGTCCCCCCGAGAAAAAAACCAGTCCAATTGGCGGGGATTGTAAAGGCGGACGAAAGGAGTTGTCCTGTACCTTCCCCATCAGGTGACACTCCGATTTTTCCAAAGAGGGTAGAGCCGTCCGCTCCACGAATTGTCAGAGTTCCTTTGTTCGAGGCTCCGTAAGAGCCAACTTGAATCACCCTTGCATCGAGCACACGAATAAACTGCTCTGTTGTTTGTGCGCTCGCTGATAGTCCCTGAAGCTGAACGTCGATGTCTTTGATGAGTTCCCAATTCTCGTTCAGTCCGCAAAGGCGAACAACCCACGCATTGTCACCAGAACCATAGTCGTCGGCAGCATCACTTGAGATGATTTCTAATTTTTGAGCCGCTTGAGGCCAATTGAGATTGGCACCTCCAGCCCAAATGTCTTCAAAGCTTGTGCCAACATCCCAATTGACGCCCACAACTTTCTTCAGCATCCGGGTTGGGTCATACCCGAGCGCCACGAAGAGATAAGAGTCATCATACGTCATAAGCTTTCTCCGATTAACTCGTCGAGAGAATCAGCCAGCGCGTTCCGTCGCAAATGATAGTCTTGAAGCCCCACGTTGCGGCTGCTGTTGTCGTTAATGCGCCGTCAATCTGTTCGGTCAAGTAGGCGTCAATGATGCAGTTGTAGTAAGGAGCCGATCCAGTTGTTCGATTCTTGATGTAGTACATCTTTCCCGACCTGCCAGAAGCAGTCGGGAGATTGATCGTGATCGCCGCGCCCACACTAGCAGTGTCGGCAATAATGAATTCGTCCGTGTCCTGTGCCAGATAGGAAGTTGTAGTGACAACAGTGACTTTCTTCTGGCTCGCCAATGACCATTGGAGAACACCCCCGGCAATGTTACGGAGGAATGTTCCAGCGGGGGCCGATGTAGGCCACTGGTAAGTTGCAGAGCCACCAGCCGTGGGAATCGCTTTATGGATAACCGTCGTCGGCCCGGTTGGATCGTAGAACTCGATCTCACGCAATTGAAGCTTTGCGGTATAATCCGCACCGGATTGCCCGTCAGTCAGGCGGAGGACTCCACCAGAAACGTACTCGAAACCAACCGCTGTAAGGCCCGCATCACAATCAAGACTGTTTTGCCAACCAAGGTAGGAATCGGAAGAGAGTGTGACTTGATATGGGGTTGCAGCCCCTACTTGTTGCTCGCCAATCCGAATCTTTGTTTCGCTGGTGTCCAGTAACGAGATGTTGTTGTTGCCGTCGTTTGCACTCGGAGTCCCCCAATTCGACCCAGCAATCAAGCCATGAAGCTTTGTGAGCGGGCGGGTGAACTCAATGTCGTTTCCGAACGTGGCAAGTACAGTTGTGCCGCCTAGTCTTCGGGTAGCAATCTCAAACTTCGCGTTGTCCCAATCTCCATCATGTACGGTACTGAGACGGCACATTTCTGTTTCTGTGTGGCTTGTGTCTTCGGAGTAATACCGAATGTGCTGAGTTTGAGTTCCAACCGCGCTTCCAGCCGTGTTGTTCACAACCAGACGGAGGTTAGAGCCTAGAGAATTGATTGTTACACGCCTGAAGGCAACTGACCCAGCACTGTTTCCGCTTTCGAGTTCGATTCCGTACCCAGCAACGGTCGAGGTTCCCATGTTGACCCAAAGGCCAGTATTAGGGTCGCCTCCGCCTGAAGCACAGTCAATCGTGATTCCACGAATACCCGAAGAAGTTGTTGTGATGCCTAGAACGCTGGAGTCCGCTCCTCCACCTGCCGCGAGGCTAAGGCCATAAGCAAGCGCAGCAAGTGTCCCCCAATTCCAGTATTGGCTGTATGTTCCATTGTTGAGGGTGTTTGTGTTTGTAGCGTCTGTTAAATCGTTGAAAGGAACAGGGCCTCCAGCCGCTCCAGTGAAAGCTTGCCACGTCGAGCCATTGTAGAAGTAAGCTTTACTATCGTCCGAATCCACGTAGAAGTCCCCGAGAGCCGCAGATGCGGGAGGAGAAGCTTGTGGCTGAATTCTCAAAGCTTCGTCCACATGGACATGACGTTCCGGGGCTGTGAGAGAACCAAAGCGAGCACATCCGGCGAAGACACTGCACTCCGGTCCTTCTTGGAGAATAGCCCAAGGTGCCGAAGCGGCTTGTGCTCCTGTAAAAGCTGGAATACGAATGGCGGAAGCTGTTGTGACCGTTGTTGAGTTGATGTTCACTTCCGCTCTGATGGCCGAGAGATTTACGACCGTGGCACCAGATTCAACGTCCGCTCTTGCACGGACAGCATTCAATTGCTGTGCTGCGCCTGTGCCTCGATGCCACATATCGGCAAAGACTGCATCGAGAGGGTTAGTAAAGCTTTGAGCACAAGCATTGTCGATGTACGTCCAAGACCAAATACCTCGACCGTAAACTAGAGAAGCGCCTGTTGGGTTGAAGCTGTACGTGACTTTCAGGCCACCCCAAGTAAATGCGGTTTGCTCGGTATCCGGCCAAGGAGCTAGCTCTGTTCTTCCGCCAACCGGCCAAGTTCTCAAAACTTGCTGTGCGCCTGTGTAGACCTGAAGATCACCCGTGATGACATTTGGTGAATCAACCGTACCGTCTCCCGCCAAAGTCAGAACATTGGTAGTCTTGTTCCACGTCAGATCAGAGTCTCCACCAAAAACTCCACTGTCATTAAACTGAACCTGAGTGTTTGCACCTCCGGGGGAAACACCTCCGCCTGAAGCGGGTGCCCACGAAAGATTTCCAAGCGCATCAGTCTTCAAGTAATAGTCAGCAACAGGACCCCCAACGGGAAGGGTGTAATTGTAGCTGCTAGATGCACTGGCTGAAGTAATGAACGAATTGTAGTAATTTCCGCCATACTCGTAGAAGTAAAGCTTTCCAAGTTCGAGATCGGCAATGTCATTTGGTCCCGGTGCATCGTCGGCATACGTCACACGCAATGTTGCCGTGTTCGACCTTCTCAGCCCAACATCGGGAACTCCTGCACCAATTGTCGCCCCTGCCCACCAATACAGAATGACATCACTGCCAAATCCAAAATGAGTGTATTCGAGGTCAACATAGGGATCACCCGCATTCTTGAGTGTGAACTCGGCAAGATTCGTCAAGTTCCAGTAGCCTGTGATGACATGATTGCTGGCGACCTTCGCAAAGATCGAGCCACCGGGGGCAATGTCTGTTTCTTGGATTGCTCGAAAATCGGCAGACGTAGGAGAATCTGCCATTAGCGCGTGACCGGAGGTCAACCCCGAGTATGCGAGATTCGAGGCTTCAAAGCTGTCCAAACTCGCGACAGAATGACGATGGCCGGGGTCCTGAGACACCGGGTTTTTCAGAAGGTAATCAATCGAGGTAGTGTCGCCACTTCCGTTCACTCCAAGCTTTGCTTCGAGAGCAGAAATGGCATCTTGAAGATCATTGACGTGCTCTGCGTAGACTACGTCACCGCCGGGATCATTCAACTTGACAGTGAAGGAATCGAGAGCACCGGGGTAGGAAGTTGGCATGGTTCACCCCTAACTCGGAATGTTCGGATCAATCGTACAAGTGACGTACAAATCATTTCCTCCGGGGGTCGTCGCCCCTATGTCGTCGATGTCCAGTCGCAAGATGTCTCCGGGGTAGACTTGAATTGAAGAGAAAGTAGCATCAACGTATTTCTGCCCACTCGGAACAGTAGCCGTCTCTGAATCAATGGGAGAATCGCTAAATCCGCTCGGATGATTCTCTCCCGGCAGTTGGGAAACGCGAACGATCAAGGGAGAACCAACCGGGGCGGTTCCCACGCGAACTCTGATGCCACTCCAGAAGCCTTCCTTGTCGAGCACTCTACCCATGAGGTTTTCCGTGATCGACACGTTACCTTGAAAGAGAAAGGATACGGAATCCGAATAAGCTTTGGCATCCACGTAAGCTTTGTGAACAAGATCATAATCGCTTGACGGCCAAAAGCTTGAATGAACTCGAATGACTCCATTCGTTCCAAGCTGGTTTCTGTTCCCGCCATCCTCGATGGTGCCACCAGCAAGGGTCATCTTGTCATCGAGGAGGTCTTGTAAAGACTGGTGAGGCAGACCATCAAGACGAGCGATTACGATCCAATCGGAACCATCGTAGACTTTGAGCACAACAGGAGAGCCACCGGAGTCCCACCACATCGCCCCCGGCCCCACAGGTGCCCATTCATCACTATCTTCTCCGGCAATGTTGATCGGGTCGGCAGCCCCGTAGTAGAGAGTGAACAACGAGCGGATCGCAGCGTTTAGCTGCTCCGTGTAGGCTTCCCCGTTCAAACCGGGATCAATTACCAAATCTTCCTGTGCCATCAAAATCCTCTCGCGTAGAAGCGTACACTCTTTTGCACGTAAGTTCCATAGACAGTTGCAACCCGAAACTCAAAGCCTGTAGCCGTCTCGTTCTGGATTTCAAGCGTATCTCCTAGATCGGGAGATTGGATGATTCCCATGAGCTTTGGCACGTCCGAAAAAGCAGAGGAGTAGGTCACTGCCGTCCAGTACGGAGGGGTAGAGTCATCGCTGATTGCTGTGGCACTCTTCACGATGTCAGGCACATCTGCATACCAGACAAACTTTGAAAGGAGGGCTACCAAGTCCTGCCCACTACTGGCAAGAGAAAAGCCTACCCAAAAATGCCGCCCATACGTGGCTCCAGAACTAATGAGTTCCTTCCAGCCAGTGTACCACTGAACGGTCATCTCCGATCCACTCTCGTTCACGAGGTTTGGAGCATCCACGTAGATTCGGTTTGTCTCGGTTCCGGTGACAAGGAATTCTCCTCTGTTCTCAAAGTTGTCAGCATAGATAACCCGGAAGTATTCGCCAGCCTTCGGTAGAGGAGTAAAGCCCCCACTCAGGTCTTCAAAGTATTGACCAGCAGCGTTTACCGTGATGTCCTCCGAAACGTAGTAAGGCGTCTGGTAGTCCATCAACGATGTCTTCAGAATCGGATTCCCTCGAATGTGCTGAACAGGGTCTACCCGTCCGATTTCTGGCATCAGTCGGATAGTGGAAAACAGGAGAAACTGTTCTTCAGGTAGAGGCACCAGATCAAACGTGCTGGAGAACTGAACAGTGTCGGGGCCGCTGCTCAGAGAAAGAGTGTAGTTCGGAGCGAAGATTCCTTCGGTGTTTGGCAACGCTGAGACGTAGCCTTCTTCTGTCAGTCGGAGATTCTGGTAGACGTTAGACTGCAAGGCTTGCTCGGCGTACTCTCGGATTCTGTTTGGAGTAAGTTCCTTCGTAAACACCATAGGCTCATCGAGAATACCATCAAGCTTTGAAGTTCCATCAGTCTTCGAGGCTATGAAGTTTGAAGAGCAATACGGAAAAGTACCTCCTATGATGAGGCCACTTACCTCTTCGCTTACCACACGTCCGTTGATAAAGATTCTGCCCCGCACTCCGACATTATTGTAGTTGTAGGTTGCAGCGAGATGGTAAACTTTGCCAGCTTCAAGCTGAATGCCAGAACCTATCGAGTCCCATGTGAGGCTTGTTGTTCCCGGCTGGTCTGTGATTGTTACTTCAAGATAATTGGCGGCACTAATGTAGAATTCTACAGCATCATCTCCACCACCATAGTCCCCCCAATGAAAGAGGTATTGTTCCTTATCTACCGCAGTCAGGCGAACAAGGCACATCATCGTGAATTCAGTGGTAATGTTCCGAATCCGTTGATTTATGCCCCAAAATCGGTTGAACGTGCCGTCTACCAGTCGTGCTTCGTCTTCCGCACCCTGCACGAGTCCAACAGCGAGAGGCAATTCAGGATTGAGATCGAGATAGCCACCGTCTCCGATGGGTGACCGATCTACCATTGTTCCTTCAGGCTTTTCCTGCGTCCGGGCATAAGCGACCTGACTGAGTCGGTTCAAACGCCGATGGTAGAGATCCGCGCTCAATCGAGTTGCTGTGACGAGAGTTTCAATACTCGCAAGTCTAATACGCTCATGGTGGAAAGAAAATCCGTAGAGATTTCCCTTGAAGGACTGCATTCCACTCGTGAGCCAGCCTCGTGCTCCGACGTACACAGCACCCGTCTTCTTCGTGATGATGACATTCTCGAAGAGAGCAGCCCGCTTATCATTGTCGAACACAAAGAGTCGCTGTCTGCTGTAGTCATAAGCGACTACAATTAGATGGAAATCCCCTTCACTGAAATTCCAAGGGGCTGTCTGAACAGGAGTATCAACGTCAGACTGCCAAGTGATCGTCTTAGCGATATGATCGACTTTGATCCAAGAGCCTTCCTCACGACCGAACAACAATGCAGGTTCGGCGCTTCCTGTTTCAGGAGCACACCAGATGAGGACACTCCAATCAGCGTCGGGAAAGTCTAGGAGTCCATCTGTGTTTGGAAACTCCATCCAGCATCCAGTTACACTTGTATCGGTAGGCTGAAACTTTACCGTCCGCTCTCTGAGAGTGTCAAACACACGTTTTACGGCACGAAACTCAATCGTTGCCGATCCGTAGGTCTTGTACTCAGCGTCAACGAAAGGCTCGTCCGTTAGTTCCTCAAGGATTCCCGGTTCAACAAGAGGACGATCACCCATCTGCAACCACAATGCAGGTTCGTCCGCATCTGCCAAAGCTTCGTAGTCATAGTTATTGTCAGAAACAGGAACTTCCTGACGGGAAACGATGGTATTCTCGCCAACAACGTTTTCTGTACCTTCAATCACCAGATCGGCAGGAACACCGTATGCCGCTGGAGTTCCCTCAATATCAGAAAGCTCGGCATCAACAGGATCACCACAACGGAGGGCAACAAGGTAGACACCATCCCCTTGCACCTTAAAGTTTGGCTCATGCGTGTAGCCGAGTCGCGCTGCGACTGTCCATAAAGACGTGGGATCAGTTACATCCAAACCGGGAAAGATGTCTAAAAGCTTTTGAGGAACTTGTAAAGGAGCTTTTCTGATTTCCACGAACAAGCCGGGGCGGTTCGCAACAAAATCCAGTTGCTTCCACTGTAGTTCCAAGCTTCCACGTCTATCGTTGTACTCCGCTGTCAGCCTCTTTGGGATAGGTGCGCCGATGGCGAACTTCTTTCCGGTTGCTCGGAAAGAAAAGTCGTCAACATCAGTCTCGACCTGACGAGCGGCATTGTAGGTGTTCCAACTAACGAACTTGAACTTCAAAGTTTTGTTAGCGTATCGCTTTGTGATTGGAATCTTGATGACGTTCGACCCCAGCATTGCAAATGTGCTGCTGCCTAGAAAGTGCTGGATCGCTTCTGTTCCAAAACCTTTTCGGTAGATGTTGGTTAGCCTGTACCTATTTCTCCCGTCATCATCGGTATAGATCAGTTCTGCACCTTCATACGAGAGAATCTCGAAGCGATTTCGGTTTCCAAGAATGAAGGGGAGATTGAAATTCACCGCCTGGTACTCGTCGAATGTCGGAAGCTCCATTCTCGGAGTCAGAAGTTGAATGTCAATGGAGGCATCCGTAGCCTTGTAGACTGTTATCCCCCTGACTATTTCTTCCGTGTAGCCCTCGGTAAAATCAGAAATAAGGTAGCCAAGACCCGCCGTAGGCAAAACAGTGCCTACAGCGTTGTACTCAATTCCGTCATCCTCAGAAAGCTTTAGAGTTGCTCCACCCCAATTCGGGCTTTCTCCTGCCGCAGCAATCCAAATTGAGAACTGGCCTTTCGAGAGGTGATACGGAGGCTCGAAGATGAATGGACGAGTTACGTTGCCCGGTTCGGCGTTGTAGTCTGGAAGTTCTGTCTGAGGCCCCTCATGCTCGTACAGGTACGAACTACTATGTCCAGTAAGAAGTTCTTCCGCTTCAATCGCTAAGGTCCCCTCTGAGTTCTCTTCAACGGTAAGCACCCGGATAGCTTTGTCCTCGATTTCCAAATCTGGAAATGAAAACACGAGAACGTCCATCGGGTCTATCAGAACGAACTTCCACGGAAGCGAAAAGCTGTACTTGTTTTTGAGAGCCGACGATTCCTGACCAACGAGAGCAGCAACGATTCCTGCGGTCCCCTCGTCGATGAGCATTGTAGCTCTAACACTTTCACCCTCGCGTAGGCCGTACACAAGAACTGATGCTTGATCGGTGTAGTCCACTGTTCGGGTTTGATAAAAGTTTTCAGCGTCAGCAAATTCGACGCTAACAGAGTTGACCACATCTTCTGAGTCTGGAGGACTAATCTCAATTACGGTGTCTCCTTCCTCGAAATCATCCTCGTCCAGACTGAATAAAGCTTTCACTACGGGAGGATTTACACTGTAGTCCATGAAATCCGGCGTGTAGTTTCGCTGCATACGCCGACGATTGTCGTACCAGTCCCTATGGATAATTTGTTGATCGCCCTTTGGTATGATTTTCAGAAAGCCTTGGGAGAACACGGCTTCAGAGTTCGTGATCTTGAGAAGTTCAACGATTGCGTCTGCGGCGGCCACTGGCTCGATGTAAGAAGGATTTACAGGAACGTCGATTGCACCAACGTAGTATGTGTAGGGCGCAAAGTTTCCAAGATGAGGTCCCATCTGCACAGCAGTCCCTCGATACGGATGAGTTACGAAGTCAATGATTACATCAGCGGGGTCTGCACCACGAACGATTCCGTAAGTACCAGATGGAAAGTTTTGTACGCTCTGGATGTTTCCTTTGTTGAGATAGATGTAGTCCAGAGTCTCGTGTGTGGAAGGGTCGGTGTTAAGAAAGCTAAGAACGCCGGGTTGCCCATCAACAGTTGAAATTTTACCTGTGCAGATGTGGCTGAACCCTCTCCACGTCCAGTAGACAGGAATTGGAGAAGGCTGGAAAGGAAACCAGTGATCGCGGGGTTCGTCAAGCTCTACGAACGTGATGCCCTTCACTCCGTACAAGTATTCAACGTAGCTGCAAAACAAACCTTCGATCTCGACAGTCAGATTCCGCATCTGAGGACTGCTGCCCACACCCCACACAGGTCGAGAAATATAAGCCGTTCGTGAGTAGGACAACTGCAAGCTTGGAGCGGGCATATTTATGTACGCCCGACTGCCATCTATTTTGAGGACCATTACCGAATTTTGTGAGAAAGCTTGCTGCGCGTAAGTACCTCGATACGCATACAGATCGGCGTGGGCAATGTCCCAACTGTGAACGAGATGAATTTTATCGTCTGTCGTCAGGATAGCTGGGTCGAAAGCATAATTTCCTTTTCCAATAGAATACGGAGAGAAGGGTGATCGGATTTGTTCGCGGTAGCCCTGTCGAAAAGAACGAATCGGGCCTTCGCAGAATGCGGTGAATGCGCTTAGAAAGTAGTAAAACTGCTTGCTACCCGGAGGAGCACCACCAAAACCATCCCCCGCTATGAAGTCATCAACCTTCTCGACGTTCACAAATTGGGCTGGAGTGAAATTTCCAGTCCAGATGAGATTTCCAGCAATACGGTTTCGACCGTACTGAAGAGGCAAGCTTCTCCCGTACACAGAAGTCTGAAGCTGGAGGCCCTGCGCTTCTGGTTCTTTCTGGCTGATCTTTCCCCCACCCATCACATCACCCAAGCTTTCGGAGTCCAAAGTTGAGCGAGAGTCGCGTGAGCAGGAAGACGAAGAGCATTATCTTCACTGACAGCGTGCTGCACAGCATCAGCATGAACGAACTTCGGCCAATCGGTCACAATGCCTCCATGAGTGGCAACGACATTGTGTGTGGCGTTTCCAACCCGAATGCGGAAAACTTGAATATCGCCGGGAAGAGGCTCTCGATTCACAGGCTGCGCCAAAGAAGACAAAACTTTCCTATACAGTCTTTCCCCCTTCAGATACATTGCCAATCCCGGTTTGTAGGGACCGGGATCAAACGGAGGAGCAATGCCTACAGCCTCGTACACTTTTAGAAGGAGATAGGCGCAATCCACCCCAACACCCTTCGTCCTTGCGGCATGGTGATAAGGTGTGTCCAGCCAACTCCGGGCCTCTCGGACCACTTCTTCTCTTTGTTCGTTTTCGGTCATGCGTTGACCTGTGCAAAGCCTTGTTGCAAATCTGCTGGAGTAATTAACGGGAATCCTCTGAAACGTTGAAGGTTCCTAAACTTTTGCTCGCACATGGTATGTGTCTTGTCGCATCCAGCCCACATTCTCACCGTCTCCCCCACTTGTGGGGCAAAGGGAAATGGTTGAGCTAGCTCGACATAAGTTCCAGTCTGTCGCTTGATGCTTCGTTGCAATCCGGCCATATCTCCTGTCAAAAATTTGATATGCCCAAGGTTGAAGAAGCCAACTGTGTTCTGCCCCTCTACGCCTTCAGCAATATCCTCGGACGCGCTACGGTAGTAGAGAGTTACCCTAACAGCGTCAACTTCTGGAATTCTCCAGTTGTCGCTGTCGTCTGCACTGATGACCTGAATGTCAAAACCAAACCCCTCTGAATTTACCAACTCAGGAGTTAAAGCACCTGCTGTTCCCCACAAGTCGGACTCGTTACCGTGCGTTTTGTACTCCCAACCACCCCACCAGTCGGGTCCATTCCAGTCCGCTTTGTCGTTACCAATCTTGATAGGAACCGGAGAACCAGACTCGTAGTTCTGGCAATTTTCCCATAGAGCGGAACTCAGGTTGTAATTCCAAACATTGTGGTCGTCACTCTTACCGGGGAGACGGCGAGTGTACGTGACCACAACGCCCTCGACCACCGCGTCATCGGGTAGAGCAAATCCATAATCAAAGAGGAGTAGAGGGTGAGAGACATTTTCTCCCGTCACGTTTCTGACCTGACAGGTTGCAACGGTTGAAGGTGTATTGAACTCTCCCAAGTTTTCCGGGGAGGTCCAAGGCTGAGAGCCACCACCTGAAGCGTAGTCATACGCCTTTCTTGCGTAGTTTGCCTGAGAACGAAGTGTGGGGGCCACAGTAGACGAAAAGCTTGAGGCGGGTGAGGACTGGAGTTGAAGAATACTTGCCGTAGACCCCGGTCCAACGGCTGTCTGGAAGTACAAGGTTTCGTCGGTAAGCCGTTTTCCACAGCCCGCGTCGAAGAGGGACCAAGAGCACCCCGGCTTGATGATGTTTTTTGGAACGGGAGCATTGAGGAGGATCATTTTGCTCCGAACCGTCATATCGGTTTGCGCTGGCTTCACCTGTACCGTTCCAATTATTCCAGCAAATCGAAGAAGTGCTCCCGGTGGTTTAACAAAAGGTCCACTATTCACTAGGTCGGAGGTGTTGACGTAGCTGACGCACTCTCCGTCTGTGCCACCTCCCAAGGAATACGTTACGATTACTTGAATGGAGTCCACTTCCATCACACTAGGACCACTGGAAAATCCGCGCGGCTGGATAGAAACACCAAAGTTTTCAGAACTGACGATAGCTGGGGTGAGTGAAGCTCCCCAATCATCAGCAACGCTTCCGAACCAAGCTGTTTCCCAATCTGTGTTGGTATAAGGAAGAACTCCCTTCGTGTCGCCATCGTAAGTAAGCGTTGTCACGTCATGGTGAACGTTCGCGTACCAGATGTAGGCTCCTGCTCCAGATGTTTTAAGGCGGACTCCCATTCTGAGTCCTTTGATTTCAGCCCCATCTGGAATCTCGAAACCAAAGTTCGATACTAGCAAAGCTTTACCGAACTGGTTTGCGGCTAGCGTTATAGAGGTGCCAGTGTCGTCTTCAACAAGCACATTCGATTGATTGATCCAGTCAGGTGTACCGGGGACATGACCAATCACGTTCCCCGAAGTAACCGCTCCGGGGTACTTCGATGGATGACTGTATTCCGTCCCATCGTGGTCGAAGAAAACTTCCAAGAGGATCGAATCAACCTGTGCTTGACGTGGGTGGGTTCCCCCGCCAGACCCGTGAGCATTGAAGGCGACTCCAAATCCCGGATCATTCACAATTTCAGGTGTTAGGGTTGCGCCCCACAGCTCGTTCGGTCCACCGTAAACTTTGTCTTCCCAACTGCCAACACTCCAAGCTGGACCGAAAAGATCATCTTGGGACACACCAATAAGAGCGGGATCGGGTAAGCCTAGATCATAACGATCTGCGTTGACGACAAGCATCACGAAGATAGAACCAACATCTTCTGTCTCTGGATCAATCTTTACATTTCTCCGCCGAATTGTAGCCTTTACACCTGTAATTGTCGCATCGGCTGGAACTTCAAAGTTGTGGCCGAATGACATCAGAGGCTTAGTGGTATCTCCTTGGATCAAATCTTGATACGCAAAAGACCCATCTGGTTCGCCTAGAGCGTTGTCCTCGTTGATCCAAACTACTCCACCGGAGACATTACGATTGTACTTCGTATGTGCGGCATAGTTTACATCTGCCGTGATAGAAGGAGTCGGCCAGAGGACATTGCACGCAAACGCACGATAGAGAGTCACATCAGCGAGATCGAAGTAGTGATTTGCCAAAGCTTTCCTGATTGTCAGATTGGTACTCCCGACACTTTCCTCAATCGAAGGCAGCATATCCTCGGCGCGGGGGAACACGGTCATTTCCATGTCCGCTGCTTCGACTCCAACCGTTTCTCGAACTCCTTCTCTCTCCATCGGAGGCCCGTCGGCCCTGAAGAGAATGCCGTTCCTCGCCTCATAGTGGTACGCCACCTGTTCCGGGGGCATACAATATGGGTACACTGCAACGTGAGCCAATCGGCCAGCAAGCCAAGCTGTACTCGACAAAGCTTCAGGGCCAAGACCAATGCGGAAGTGGCCCACATCGTTGTCTTTCACATACTCATCATAAGGGTTCAGAGTTAGATCGGTTTCTGTGCTCTGGTTGTCAAGAACACCGTTGGTGTAGAGGCGAAGAAAAACACCATCCCAAGTTGCAATGAGATGATACCAAACCCCTCCAGCCGGATAAAGCTTTGAAGCGCCTGTCTGGATAGTCTCCGCTCCAATCCATTCAAGGTTGGTTATAGACCCCGCTGAAGCATTCAAGCCTTTACCAACTTGGTCCCATGAGAATTGAAAACCACCAGCATTGCTCCCCATCAAAACTTGATTGTGTGTGCCGTCTGCGCTGTTGTCCCCCTTGAACCAACACTCGTAGGTAAACGCACGAAGGACTCGAAACCATCCTCCGTACAGGTCAAATTCAACTACGGAGTCCGCTCCATTGAAGACGGCACATTGCTGATCCTCACTACCATCGTTTAACGGGGAGTCACTGGCATACGTGAGGTTGTAGGCTCTCCCGTCGTGTGCCGCTGGAAGTTCATCCAGCACATCACCACTGAGGGGAAAGTACGCAATCGGGTGGGACCCGACAATGATGTCTCGATAAGAAAGCTTTACGTTTACGTCAGACGACGCCCACCGGAGATCCTGTCCAGACTTTAGACGAAAGCGGTACAGGTCGGCCATCCAGAACTCCCGGCGACCGGGAGTAGTCAGGAGGCTTACCAATTCTTTGGTTGCCAGTTTCATGGTTTGACTGAGACAAGGGTAATCGTCCCCGATCTCCAAACTGCGGTTAGAAGTTGCTCAAGCGTTAGCTCGTCAGAGGAGAACCTAACGCGGTAGTAAAAGTCACACGTCACAAGCACCGGACCTGTCGGCTCGTTTCCTAGATCGAACGTAATACGCCCGTTGTCTTCCTCCCAGCCTGTCAGAATCGGCGTCTTGATTCCGCCGATGTAGTGATAGATTTCAAGAGAGCTTGCATCTATGTCGAAGATCGGCTCGGCAAATATGCCACCCATCGAACGGACGATCTGGAACACCCGCTGTGTGCCATCTCCAACACCAATTTGCTGCTCTTCCAAGTGATTGTCCTGTGTGTCCTTGTAGAGGAACGTTTCGTACTGCCCATGATGCTGCAAAAAGAAGGCGTACATTGCGTTGACTTGATCGCCATGAGGTTCATCATCGAACAAACCTTTGAACTCCACCTCGAATTGCCAACGAGGATACACTTCCTGCATTACACGAGACTCCCGCCCCGAACTCGACATTTGAGTCAGAGTTGTAAACAGAGGAGTCTTTGTGTTGTTCCACGCGATTTTGTCCGTGAGGTAAGCCTCATCGGGTGGAAAGACTCGGTTGCTCATCCTCGTTTCCTCGGAATCCGCGTGTCCTTGTTGAAATTACGGAACTGCTTCCTTCCAGCTTTTGCCAACGCTGGGCCGTTCCGCATGAACAAACGTTTAACGTCTTTGCTATCGGCAGCCTGAATTATAAATGTAATGGGGGCTTCTCTAGTTTCCGTAGGACCAGCGATTCCCAATTCTCCAATGTAGTCGTCACTTGAGAAGCCCTTGCCACGAATCATATTCTGTAGGCCAACCGACAGATCAGGCGGGAGGATCATTTCCTTTTTGTGAGCAAAGAGGAGTGTATCTTCGCCTAGCACACCACCTTTGGCAGCCGAAGAGAGGTAAGCTCCAAGTATGCCACCCAGAGTCGCAGCAGCCACGATAGCTAGCACCCATCCAATGTAGGGGATCTGTGCAGCGGAGGCAGCAGCCCCCATGATTGCTGAGATCATCTGTGCTGCGGCTAGGAGGAGCCACTTTGCTGCCGAAGCAACAAGGGGTGCGATTACAGCCCAAAGAGCGGTGACTTGCCCCCACAATGCTGTGTTCGTCACCCAAGTAACGGCAGCCTTCCAGCCTTCAGTCATTATCCAGAGTGCCGTCTCAGCAAGCTTTCCAGCTTTCTCCTGTGCAAACTCCCACATCTGGATTGCGTTACGCTGGACAGAACCCCAAATGGAGATAGCTGTCTTTTGTATTTCGGTCCCTAGCCACTCGGCTTTTTCCCACCACTTTGCGAGCACAGCACTCGTGGCTTCCCACCAAGTAAGCTCCTCGCGGGTAGCTGTTCCGGCTGCTGTGATTCCTGTCTTTTCAGTTTCCTTGGCTAAGTGTGATGCAACTTCGGCTTGATCGGCTGCGGCTTTCGTCGATTTAGACAGAGCAATCAAAACTTTCTCTTTTGCCCAGCGAGCAGCAGACTTAACAGCCATGTTCACCATTGTCTTTGCCCACATCAGAGCGATATTGCGGCCTAAGTTCGCAAAGGCTTGTTCGACGGAAACAGTTCCGTTGATAATGCCTTCGAGGGACTGATCGAACGTCGAGGTGATCGAGTTAGCTACGCTGTCAATCGAGCCTTCGATGACATTAAAAACTTTCTGGACATTCCGAAGATTTTGCAAGCCTACTAAAAGATTTTTGACATCCTCCGCATTCTTGTCGATAGTGTTCGATTCATAAATTTCTTGTAGAGCGGACCTGTACTCAGAAGCTTTTGCTTCAAGGAGATCGAAAGGTTCTCCAATACTCCAGTAAGCAGCGGCAAGACGCTCGGCACCTCTTATACTTTTGTCAAAGTTTTGCGTCACCTCGCCGAGTGAGACTTCAGTTTTTATTTCCCCCATAGCCTTTAGTTGAAGTTGCAAGCCTTCTAGCTCTTCGCGCCACTTAGCAACCATCTGGCTATTTAGGCCGTACATTTTGGCAAGAATGGGGAGAGCATCTTGTATGCCCTTAATCACCGCTTTGAGTTGGTCCTCCGCTGACGAAAACGACGTAAGCTCACTGGTTGCATTGTCTATGGATAAGCCGACAACATCGAACGACCTAGCAAAGGCCGCTTGCTCGTCTGTCAGCTTCACAACTGTTGCGCCGTGCTTGTCCATGTTACGCGACAAGCTTTGAATTTCGGTGTCGTAGCGATCCCAAACATTTGAGACATACTCCAGTGTTTTGCCGTTAAGCTGCCAGATTGTCTCCAAGTGCGACAAATCTTTTTGGAGTGTGTTAATGGGGTCTTTAAGCCGGTTCAGAAGATCGAGAAAATCCTGCAACTCAGGCGGCATATTCTCGAAAGCTTCAAACGGGAGATCAGTAAAGACCTTTTCCAAGAGTTTTATAGTTTCATCTCTGATCTGCTCTTCGTCCCACTTCAGTTTTGGTGCCTTTATGTCGATGGCTGCTAGTCCTTGAATGGCAGAAGCGATGGCTTCAACGTGCTCCCCCATCATCTGCGCCCACTCGATGCCAGCCTCTTCAAGTATCTGTTCGGGTGGTTTAGGCCCTGTTTCGTCTTTGCCCCCTTCAGGTCCGCTTGTAGCAGCCGAGTAGCCACGAAAGGCTGACTCCTCAACGGAATCGGCCCACTCCTCCCAAGCTGCTGCGCTTATCTTCAAGCCATCCCAACCAGTAAGATACGCAATAGCTTCTGCGACGATGGAGGCACCTCTTACAACCGACGCAGTTGCGCGCTTGGTGCCCATAACAATATCGTCCCAATACTTTATGACCTGTGATACAAAAGTACCGATTCCAACAGCAACAAGCCCCCAAATGCTTGCGTACCTGAGTACGGCTACTACGCTGATGGCTTTGGAGACAAGCTGAAGAGCACCAATTAGGAGGGAGAAAGTACCGATGAGTGTTGTTACGCCAACAGTCACCAATCCAAGCTTTACAGACATTTTCTTGGTGGAGTCTTCCCACTCAGTAGAGCCTTCAGTCCAGTCACCTATGCGGTCTACAACCTTTTTGATTGCTTTGGTCGCGTCTGTGAGCGAGGGTATGAAAATCGAGCCTATGTGCTGTTTGATCCGAACATAGGAATTTCCAAGCATCTGTAGGTTACTCGTCAGGGTGCCCAACCTACGATTAAACTCATTTGACAAAGCTTGTGCGTGAAGCATTTCGGAAGAAGCATCAGCAAGGTGCTTCTTCAACTTGTCACTTGCTCCAGCAAGCGCAAGCAAAGTATTACGAACACGCTGACCAACAAATGTAGAACCTAACTGCGCCAGTCTCAAGAAAGCTTTACCAGACTCAACTCCAAGCTCCCCCAAACCCCGCAAGAAAGCATGGATGGCTTCTGCGGGTTTCTCTCTGAAAGCTGTGGAAAAATCTTCGACGGACATTTGAGCGGTGTCCGCCATAACAGCAAGCTTTGTGCCACCCCGACTCACAGCAGCCGACATATCTACAATTGCACGGCTGATTGCGGTAGCCCCCGCTTCAGTCAAGATACCCAACTCTGAGATACTAGCTGAAAATGCCAAAACTTGATCGGCAGTTAGTTGAACTTGTTTGGCTGCCGGAGCCATTCTGACGGCAAAGTTTACAATATCACGTTCAGTGGTCGCAGATGTATTACCAAGTTGAACGAGAGCGGAGGACAAATTCTCGATTTGGTCATACCCCATCCCCGTTACGTTCAAAAGCTTTGCCATTGCCATCGAAGCTTCTTCGGCAGACAAGTTGGTTGCGACACCAACTCCAAGCATTGTCTTGGTAAATGTCTCGATGAAGTCGATTGGAACAGCAAGCTGACCAGCGATCTCACCAACCCGGTTGATCTCAGTGGTTGTCATCGGAATAGTCGTTGACAACCTCTGGAACTGACGAGCCAGATCACCGAGTTTTGGCTCAAGCTCCTTCGCGTCTCCAGCAACCGTCTTTGCAACATTCGTGAACGTGTCTTGAAATTCACGAGCTTCATCAATGACGTTTGCGATTGCGACACCAAAGCCTATGCCAATGGCAGAGCCAGCAGCAGCCAAACCGCCAACTTTGCCTTTGAATGCAAGAATCGCGTTTGTGGCGCGAGCCAAACCGACGAAGAGAGCTTTCGGATCGACACCGAGCCGAACCATCATCGACGCGATTGAGCTAGCTGCCCCCGATGCTGCCATTACCGTAGGTTCCTCTCCGCCATCCTAGCACGTCGTTGACGTTCTTCGAGTCGTCGCTTTAGCTCCTCAAACTTTGATATTTTGTCTTCGCGGCTAACTTCCCCTATACCCCACTTCTGTAAAAGCTTTTTCGGTGAAAGACTCTTCCCTTTCTTGAGATGTGGAGCAATCGTTGTCGCAACAACGACCGCGTTTTCTTCCCACTTTCGCTGCTCGCGCCACTTGTAGCCCTCAATTAGCTCATTGAACTCTCTCACGGTAAGCCGAAAGAATTCATCGTGAGAGAGTGCCAACGGCCCCAACGCAGCAGGTAAAGCAGCGTCTATCCATTCTCTGAAGGTACGGAGGGGTTTTCCTTCGTCGTCCCCCCCGCTTCCTCGTTTTTTGATTCAGGTATCTCCTCCTCTCTAGGGAAGATACCTGAGTTGGTCAAAGCTTCAGCCAGAGGCATCATCAGCTTCTCTAACTCGCCGCCTTTTTCGAGGAAAGTCTGCAAGAGTTCGCCCGCCCTATCGACGGTAATCCTCTTGTCTTCCCACTTTATACCAGCCCAAAGCAGACCACGAATCGTGGCGTAGCCGGTACGTTCCTCAGAAAAAATTTGCGCGGGACCGATCCCGAGTTTTTCTTCGAGATCGGCCAGCGCATTGACATCGAACCTGATGTTCCGTGGCCTGTCCAGCAGATCAAACGGAACTGTGCGAAACTTTGGCATCGTAGTGCTCTCCTTTCGTTGAAAGCTTTACTTATGGATTGTCACCCGCCTCCAGAACTGCTCTGTCGAGTTGGCCTACACCGAGAATCTCGATGCTGATTGCAGCCGCATCGTCATTCGGCCCGGAGAGTTCCCAAGAAGTAATGATCCCCTGACCCTCGTACTTGTAATGCGTACCGACAACACCTTCCGAGCCACGAGGAACGAAGCGGAACCACAGTGGATTCTCGTCGATCAGGGCATCCCACACATCTTCCTGTGCCGTGTTGTCGAAGATGTAGAGAGCTTCCGCCGACGCGCTCCACTGAGCCATCCCGTTGATGTTGTCTTTCCACCCTCCGCTACAGTGGTTGGACACGTCGATGGTATCACGCTCGATGCTGAGAGTGACTTCCTTCAACTCGCACAGACGGTTGTAGGTTCCATCCTCAGTCTGCGAGATGTAGACCATCGACTTAAAGCCAGCAATTGCTTCCGTTGCCATCTGAAAGTCCTCCTAGTGAGCGTCCCCGGTCCTAGTTGTACTTGAAGCGGAGCGCCCAAAACTTGAGATCGGTCGAGTCCTCGCTGATGGTGATAGCTACTCTCCGACCAAAGGCTATGGACCTCAGAGGGCCTACAATCTTTGTGTCCCCAGCGTCTATCGCAATAGGGATGTCCTCCTGCCGACCGTAGGGATCGTCAATGGACTCGATGATGATGTTGCGTGTCACTACGCCTGTGTTGTGAATGTGCAAAATCACATCCTGTTCGTTGTTGTTGTAGTCGTTGCCGTCAGGGTAGTTCCCGTCTGTCTCGTCAGCTTCTCCCGGCGAAACATCGAGAACACCGAACCGCTCGACCGTCGTTACGGGAATCTCAAGAATTGCCATCTCCTACGTCCTCCATGTCGTTTGATGGTTCCGTTGGATTCTCTGGAGCTTCAGTAGGAGCTTCTTCTTCCTCAACTGGTGCGGGGGCGTTCGGATCAGTCGCAGCACCTTCTGCGATGAGCCGATCAGCTACATCAACCGGAAGAGAAGCCAAGCCTCTCCCCCAACTTGTTGCGATACGTCCGCCTTCGTGACGGTGCGTGTACCCCTTGTAGAAAAAAACCTTCTTCTTTTCCATCGTCACTCTCTCCTATAAGCGAGATTGCCTCAAAAGCCAAGACCCTACGGATCGAGAGCCAGAACTTTGAACCGAAAGGCAATCTGACGAAGCTTGCCGTCCGGGGAGCGAATTTGGTGTGCCCATCCGTACATGAACTGAAGATTGTAGTCTCCCTGCACTACTTGATACCGCCCTAGAAGTCTGACCACGTCACGCGCAATCGCGTCAGCTTCGGCCCAGCTATTCTTCTTTGACCAGACAGCCATGTGCAAATAGGCAGTATCCGCTGTAGGCGTTTCACCGTGGACCCAATAAGGAGTAGCTGTTATGTAGTCGAGGTGAACCAGAGGATACGGAGGCTCTTGCTCCATCTGATCCATGACGCTGCTCGCACCTTGAGCAAGCTTTGAAGTAAGGGTTACATCCCCAACAAGTCGGTTGTAAGCCGCTTGCTGCACTTCCTCGAAGGAGATCATACTCTCTTCCAAAGCTTTTGTATTTTTCCACGAAAGGCTACCGGAACTTCATCTTCGTACTTTTCCCAAGCTGGTATGAAGAAAGGTTGAGCGGGAGTACCTTTCTTAGCAATTCCAGCTTGGATTTCTTCGGCAGTCCAGCCCTTCAATTCAGCCCAAGCCCTAACAGCCTCAAGAGGCGGCCAATGTGGTTTTGTTCCGAACTCGACGTAACCTCCGTAGGGTGCTTTTACGAGAACAGCTACCCAAGTTGGATGTTCCTCCACAACAATTGACTCGATCAGATCACCAAAAGCTTTCGGAGCCATCTCGCGGGCTGCTTCCGCAATTTTCTCAGCAACTTCTTTCAAAGCATCAAGTTGTGCGGCTGCACTCAAAAGGTAGGCAGCTTTTTCCCATCTTGAGAGAAGCAAACGCCAGCCCACTAAGTCTGCGCGAAAGATCATGGCTCCCTTCCGATGTCCTTACACGTCAAGCGTTGAAGACCCTCGATGTTCATTATGCTAACGATTTCCCACTGCTTATCCTCATCATCCAGAACACGATCATCACTCTCTACGGGAATGGGATAAGGCTCAACCCAAACCTGAGTCATGCCATCGGCTTCTATCGTCCCGGCGAAGAAAGCTTCTGTTTCGCCTTTCAAAGCTTGGAATCGTGCTCTCCTGATAGTTGCTTCTGGAACAAAGCTTTCTGTGTGCCCACCCATCCCATCGGTGGTTATTACAGGATGAAGGATGGTGACGTGCTCCTTCAGAAGATGCTGGGAGCTAGCCCGTCTCATTACACCACCCGCACAGACTGTCTTCGTTTATGTGGTATTCGTGCTGCCACCCAACGGGGAACTCCCATTGCCAGAAACGTTTCCTGAACTCCACCAATGTTCGAGGATAGATGCTCTGCCGCGCCTCCCCGACGATGCCAGTAAATTCCAAGATCGAGAACAGTGTCCTTCAAGGAAACAGGAGCAGTTGCTTCTTCCAGTGCCGTGACTTGGTAGACCACGGTGACGACAGGCCAATTTTGATACCGCCATCGTGTGATGATGTTGAACGGAGAGTAATTGTACCAGTAGCTAGGTGGGAACAAAGCTTCTGGATCAGGCCAAAGGGCGATGATGCCTTCGTCCGGGTCGATGAGGTCAGGTTCAAGATCGTAGACCTCTGAATCGGCTCCCCGGTAGCGGGCTTTGGCTGATGTGATCGAGGTTACAGGCCGATAAGCTAGAAAGATTTGGTCTTGAAGTCTCTTGTTGCGTAGGATGTCTGTTTTCTCGCCAGCAGTGAAGGTGTAGCCGTAGAGTTCAACGAGATGCTCTTCGGCAGAATCAAGGGCTAGTTGAATGGAAACGTCTTCAGTCGTGTTAGCCGGGGCGATGCCCAGCCGCTCCTTCGCTTGGTCTAGTGTGACGAGAGTGGACATTCATCTCGGCCCTTCCTGAGACATGACCGGGGGTTTTCCCCCGGTCACTCTCAAGCTTTCTTTACTGGAGTGCGACCAGTCGGATCGTGTCGGTAGCTGCGAAAGGCTCCGTTGCCGCCCCATCGTCGAGAGTTACTCTGTTCCCAACAATGGTGATGAGTCCGTCCCACACCTTCTGGACCCCGGTTGCCGTGACCGTCACGAGAACGCCCACGTAGACAGGAGCGAAGGGAAGAACGAAGTGCATCTTGGCTGCCGCAACCTCGTTTGCCAGAGGCACACGAGATTGAACGACCATCGGGCCAACCGAATCGTTCGGGTTGACCCCGGCAACCATGTTTGCTCCAGTGAGCCACGTACCGTTGGAAAAGTCCGTGGACACCGCCAAAGCATTCTGAGCACCAGCCGAAAGAGCCACGAGCAACTCGTCATCTGCGATTTTCTCGGCATTCAACCCGATGTTGGTTTCAGCGTCGATAACCGCAGCCAGAGCAGTCGTAACTGACGCATTGGTAACGTCAGCCCCGAGGCCCACCTCTTTCGCCCCGGCAGTTGCAGCCGCCGCAGCTTTGAGGATGTCCTCACCATCGGCATGAGCAGCAATCGTCGTTCCACTGTGCTCACGAGAGACACGAACTGTATTCACGTCGATGACTTCGATGATCTTCATAATCTCGTCTTCGACACGAATCAGATCACCCACAGACAACCCATGTGCGGTGATCGTCACCACGGCAAAGCCGTTGGTGTTGTTCAGTTCGTCGTCTGCCGTGTTCACAGTCGTATCGGTGGCGACGACACTGAGTTCGTAGACTTCAGCATCAACCGTATCACCAAAAACGAGTTGCTCACCCGTGACTCCATCGCCCGTCTGACTGAGGACAGCAAACGGAATGCTGCCGAGGCCAAACGGGGAGCTTTCACCGAACCCGACCAGCTTCCCTCTGTTTGGATCTCTCATTTCTTTTCTCCTCCAAACTTTTGGTTTGAGGAGGCCCCCAGCGGAACCGGGGGCCTACTCAAAGCTAGACGGTGATGTCCACATTCGATGCCATGACCGACTGACTCTCCGGGTTGACCCAATTCACGTCGAACCGGACAGTCGGCAAGTAGCTGGTCAGACCCGCACGCGGATCACGCCACCTTTCGACCCTGACCCGACGATGGTAGCCAAAAATGATGTTCGTCGGAGGCGTCAAGAAGCAGAACTTCGAGTAGTCGATTGCCGTCCCGTTGATCGAACTCTCCCCGTCCAGCAGAGGAACGGAGACAACCGGAATTCCCCTGTACCCGAGACGGGTCTGGAGATTGTCGATGATCGCCTGATCTCCAAGGTTTGTTCCGCGTGCCGACAGGGACTTCTGGTAGCCGTCAGCCACTACCACAGGAACGTAGAACCGAAGCTGGCCGTAGTTCCGGCGATAACGCGGAGGCAAAGCTTCGATCATTGCTGCGAAGAGGTCTTCGTAGCTCGTGATCGTGCTCGCGTCCACCAGAACACCAGCATCGAAGTCGTCCTGCGCGTGCTTGACGATACCGTCCATCGACGCCATGAATTCCCGCTCGCTGGTTCCGAGCAGACCGTCATCGGCTGCCGTTCTGTCGGTGTCACCCTTGATGGCGAGTTCTTCGATGTCTCGACCGACTCCCTGTGCGAGCATCATCATCAGAGTGTCTGCGATGGCACCCCGTTCGATCTGATCCTCGAACAGTTCGTCAGTGACGGGCATTTCGCCCTTCAGGAGGACCGTGGACAACTCCATCAGTCCGGTACGGGGCTTAACCCTGTCACCATCCACTACGCGAGCACCTTCGACACCAGCCCGCATGATGCGGTCGGCCATTGCCAGCCGGGGAACCTCGAACTTCGGAGAGGGGGAAGTCTCGATCCGGGCCTCACGCGCAATTACCTGTGCTTCGATTGCGATGCGAAGGAACTGCTGCGTCTGACGCGGAGAGAGAAGCCCACCTGCTCCTGCGGTGATCGAGGGGTCGATGTCGTCGGTCGTAAAAGTTGCCTTCTCCAACCACTGTGAAAGATTCATGTTTCTTCTCCTCACTCAGAAAAGATTTGAGGTTGTCCGTCTACTCTTGCGAGAAGACGACACTCTCGAACAGGCCCTCTCCCAAATCGGGCTTCTTCGACTTCTTCACATCGTCGCCCGCCTGAACTTGCTGGGAAGCTGGCTTGCTCTTCTCCTTGCCGTCGTCCTTCTGAAGCTTTGTTTCGAGCTTCTTGATGACGGCATCGGCGATCTCCTCCACAGTGGGAGCGGACTTGGCGGCTTCTGTTGCCGGAGTTTCCGGTGTCTCCACCTTGTCCTTGTCGTCTTCGGGTTTCGTGGCCTCCGTTGCCGGAGCATCGGAGGGCTTATCACCCTCTTCCTTCTTCGCGTACTCGAACTTCACGTCTTTCTCCGTACCGAGTAGCGTTGAAAGTTCGTTGAGAGAAGTCACAACTGCCTCGTCCGAAAGCTTTGGACTCGACTTGTGAATCTTGCGAAGTACCTCGTCGGTCTTCTTCGCAAGCTTCTCGATATTCGCCCGCAGTTCAGCCGTGTCTTCCGATTTCGTAATGATGAAAGATCGGCCTGTTGCCGGGTCCTCGACAGCATCCACGCGGGCGACTTGGAGCTTTTCGAGTTCCGTCTCCGGCTTGTCTGCAACGGTAAAGCTGAACAGACTCATGGTTCACCCTCCAAAAGTTTGAATGGCTTCATTCGATGGCACTCTTGAAGGGTGCTCAGACACTTCAGTTTCTTCCTCATCGGTCCCAACTTTTAATCCGCTGTTTTGTTTTTTGCAACCCCTTTCTGGAAAAAAGTCCGGCGTCAATATGCCGCACATATTCCGAGTTTCGATGTGCCCACACCGACTGCACTTGACCTCAAACATGATCTGCTGCACGGGTAACCATTTGAAGAAAAGCTTGCGGCACTTGCGGCAGCGCACGTCAACAAACAGACGGTTGATGTCTTTGACCTCCCTCAACTTACTGAGGGCAGCACTCTCTGTAATTTCTTCAGCCATCTTAGGCGGCATTCTTGAGTTCTCGAATTACCCTCTTGGCAAGCCCTTGGAAGCTGTAACCCTTCACTTTTCCACTTTTCACAACTTCCCAAGCTTCCTCGCTCCAGAGCACACCGAGAAGCCAGTCACCAGACTTGATGATCTGATCTCCAACTTCCCAATCAGGACCCCGATAGATGTAGGACTCCACCACTTGACCGGAACCACTTGTTCCATCCTTGTGGTACAAGCCGATGTCCTGACACTTCGCCATGTAGAGCCAAGCAGCTTCTTCCAGTCGCTCCTTGGTCATGTAGTCCTTGTGAGCATCGAGTTCAGCAACCGGATAAGCTACTCCGAGAGTGAATCGACGTTCCCCGGTGGACTTGATAACGTTGTACTGACGAAGCTTTGTCGCGGAGGCATCCACGTCAATCTTCGTGTGTGTGGCACCATCTGGAACGATCACCCACTCCAGTTCCTTCTTGGCCCAAGTAATTCGATCACCGGGGTCAGAAGCTTTGGCAGCGGGCAACCACAACCAGCCAATGTCTTCGTCATAGACCAATTCAACGTCACCGGAAAACTTCTTGAGAGCACTTTCGATGGAAATCGAAAGATTGGTGGGAGTTGCGTGCCGCAGCCGCCACTCTCCATAGTCCATCACGAATGTCTCACGATATGTCGAGACGGGAGGGTAGGCTCCGGCTGTCTTGATGACTTTAGGGGCCACGTTGTCGGTGTCTAGCCAGAACGCGGGACCCGGTGCCCGTTTCAGGATCGGGCAAGCTTTGGAGAGATCTGTGTCTGTGCGCCAGCCGAAGAACCCACTGCGATCCCGTGAGGTTCCGAATCGTACATCAAACACAGGCTGAAACTTCTCCTTGAGAATCGGGAAGGATTCTGTGGATTCCTTCTGCGACAAGCCATCAAATGAAGCGTGAATGACAAATTTTTGTGGGCCACCATCCAGAGGAAGAACGGCACCCTCCGACCACTTGTTCTTCGAGGCTTCTACCGTCGAGCGCGTCTCGTTGATCCACGCTTCGGCTTGCTCCATCGTTGGGTAGGGATCACGGCTGAATCCAAGGCTGGAGACATACCACTCGGTTCCGTTGTGCTCCAGCGAGATTCGGACCCCATCCTTTCGGTTGATCTGCATATAGCTGTACTCGGCAACCTGATCGGAGTCGATCAAAGCTTTTACAAGAACGAACTCCTTGTCGTCTTCCAGCCAGAGAGGGAAGGTCGGCTGCTCGTACCCATCCTCGGTTTTCTTGACCTTGTTGCGGGTCATCCACGCCCGGACAGCTCTGGTGTCCTTGAACGCCGACTTGTCGAAGATTAGAGTCCGCAGAATCATTTTGCCGGAAGCTGACTTTTTTCCGAACAAGCCTGTAACACCACCTGTCATTTCCTTGTGACGCATGGTTCCTTTGAGAAAGCCCTTCGGGGCCGTCACACGAACGCGGTAGCTGCGATCCGTCTCTTCGATTCCTCCAGTGACCTTCTTTACTTCTTCTTTCATAAGCTCCTCGGCTGTTTCTGCGAGAGGACTTCCGCACCACTGGCAGAGAGGATCATCGGGGAGAGTCGGAAACATACAGGCCCCACAAGCTTTCAGGACGTTGTCCGATTTCTCCAGCCGCTCAACGGCTTTTTCGATGGCCTCAAAGCTTTTCTTGAGGGCTGCCGGGAGCATTCGACCGGGGTGCAACTTTTTGAAAGCCCCCCTGATCTTTTGCTTCACGGAACCCATCGCGGAACTCGGAATCTGAACTCGTTTCCCACGGAAGCCTTTGGGACCCACTGCTGCGATTGCGGCTCCTACCTGTTGGGCCGTCACTCCACTGGTCGGGGTTGACCAGAGACGAAGTTTCCATGTTGAAGGTTTGGACGCATCTGGAACGTATGCGTAGGCTTTGGAGGGGAACTTCATGCCCCTTTCCGTTTTCATTGCTGCCATGATCTCACCTCTCACGCGGAAGCAACCTCAATCGTTCCTCCTCGACCATTGCCCCCGCTCTGTGGTGCTGGAGTCTCCATCGGTGTCGGGGCGGTCGGAGCCATTCCTTCTGGCAATCCGCTTGGTTGCTCTGTAGATAATCCAGATGGTTGGCCTTCACGAACATCTCCAGTGATAGGAACACCATCCATATAGAGACGGTTTGCCGCTGGATCGTCAGTTGGCTCGAATCCCATCAACTGTCCAGCTTGTGAGGGAGTGGCAAAACCATTTTGAACTCCTCGGGTAGCGATGAGAAGATTCAAATCAACCAACTCAAAATCAACGTCTTGCAGAACCCATCTCATGCTTGATGGAATCTGCAAGCCTTGTTGACCGAACAAAGTTTGAGTTAGTCGGTCTTCGATGATTGTCTGGACAGGCTCGATTGCCCCAAAGCGGTAGGCTCGAAGCATTTCACGGGCTGCTGATCCTCCAAGAGTTCCTAGCTCGGCAAAGCCGATTCTGTATGGAGGAACACTGTGGGCCATGAGAATTTCTTTTACGAGGTCATCCCGCCGAGTTCTGAACTGACCATCCCTATCGCCCTCGGTTCGGCTCATTGATTCCACACGAACTTCAACATCAGTCGTTCCACTGATTACTATGGAAACGTGAGCTAGACCTTTAGCAGCTTGGACTTGCTCCTCGATCTTTTTACCAAGCGCATCGGCAACTGCCTCGTTATCGGCTTTTACAGTGATGATTCTGTCTGCCATCCCTCCACTTGAGAAGAACGACATATTGAACTCTCGAATCTGAGTCATCTCAGCCATCGACGAAACGGCGGAAACCCAATCGGGAAGTCCATAGAAAGGAGTTCGTGGATGGTAAGATTGGAAGAAAAGAAGTTCATTGGCTCGGGAAGCATCGCCTGTATCCACATTCACGAACTCCACACCTTCTGGAAGCGCGCCCTCCTGACCAAAGTTTCGGAAATATCGAGCTTTGCCACCTCGAATCTGGATGTAACCAGTCTTGTCCTTCAAAACTCGAACGGTGTGGGCGGGAATTGGGTAGAGAGCACCAATTTCGCCACTGCTGTCACGAGCGACCTCCCAAGCGGCCCACCCAATTGCCCGAAGCTCCCAAACTGCCTGACGAAGGAGTTCGGAAAACGTGAGATTTGGTGTAATGTCTTCAAGCTTTTGCCAAAGTTCTTGCTGTGCTTGCTTCACATCCTTCTGCTCGATCCTAAGATCAGGCTGACCAGACCACTCCAATTTCCAACCCCGGCCAGTAGCATCAGCCGCAACAGCAGTGATGCAAGCACAATGAACAGGATTCTCTTGAGCGAGGTTTAGAAGCGCAGAAGGGTCTACATAAGGTTGGACGACAACCTCGCCTTCGTAGTACGAACTGAAGTCATCGTTTGTAATCTGCTGACTTGGAGGAGTAGAAGTCACTGGCTTTGCCGCCTTAATGACCCTCACGAACATCGTCGGCAGGAGTGGTTCTTGATCTTCTTTGACGACCGTTGATTTGGAAACCTGAACGGCTCCCCCGGTCTTCATTATTCGCTTTTTGCTTCGGGACATGACCACTCCTAGTCGAACTTCCAAGGTTCAAGCCGACGTGCGATCCTCTCGTCCGACCGCTCTTTCCACTTCGGGTGGGACACAATGGACCTTACGGTTCCCGTAGACTGGCTGAAACGTTTGCCTCGCCATGCCAGCGCACCAGCAACAAAGGAATCAGGCGGGTGCCCACTCCCCCACAAATCATCCACCGTGCAATACTTGTGCTCTGCATACATGAAGTCAATTCTCGGTGCAACCACTTCACGGTTTTCCAGTGCTGCAACGTATTCAGAGAAAATTTCAGCCCTATTCTTTCCCACCAAAACTTCCCCTCTGGCGGCTCTGTTGGTCACGAAGTCATCCACAACATTTCCCAGCCCTGTTGCATCGTGGACGCCGACACCTCGGTAGCGAGTAAGCCTGTCATTGAATTTTTCAACCATTTCCGGCCAAGGGCGTCGGCCAAGCCGCTCGAACATGACAAGCTTCCAAGGAGTAACGTCAATTCGGAACGTAATGATGACTGTCCAGTCACTCTCCTTCGCCCAATCTGCCCCGGTCACGTACTTAGCCCCCTCCTGTGGGGGTTCAAGCACGATCTTTTCATTCGCTTGGCCTTCAAAGTATCCCAAGCTTTGATCGAAAGTCCACTCTACAGCTTGTGGCTGGATGGCGCGTCCTTCAGGACTCGGCTCCTGAAGCTCAAACTCAACATCCCACATTGCCAGTGGAACACGAGCACGGGCGGCTTCCACATCGGCAGGGGAAAGCCAGCCCCCGGCCATACTTTCCCGGTAGCACCAGTTATAGACGGGCATCCCACGTTCTTTGGCTCGATTCAGAAGCTCTGTGACCGTACCGTCAGGATAGTGGTGCGTCGAGGACATTACTGTTTGAGCGGGAATTCCGTCCTTCGACATCGGCTGGCCTAGAGCCGCATCGAGAATGTCGAGCTTCATCTCGTCACAGTTATGAACAATGATACCGTTAGCGACGAAGCTCTTGCCAGGAGAAACTCTTATATCATAGACTCCACTTCTCCCAGCTTGTTGAATGGAGGCGACACGAGATCGAGCCACCACAGGTGGAGCTTTTCGGTTCGCCAGAAAAGAACCTGCCAACCCCTCTTCTCCAAAGCTTTCTTTTTTGCTTGATCCCTTTTCTTCGCAGCGGGCCTGTCGTGCCAATACGCCCCGTGTACCTCGATCACAACCTTGTAGTCGTCCAGAACGAAGTCCAGAATATAACGGGAGGCTGGAACTTGCTCTCGAAAGTTTATCTTGAACAGTCGAAGAAGCTCCGCCGCCTGTGTTTCGGCTCTCGATCTCTCCTCCCTGTTTTTCATAGCCGTAGCTCTGGAAGCCGACATCCTCGAAACCATGCGTTCCGAGGACATGAACTTGAGGTGGCAGGGGCGACAACGCTTCGTAGAAGCTAAACGCAATTCGGTTCCACAATCCTTGCAAAAAGCTTTTGACTTCTTCCTTCGTTTGAAGCAACAGGGCCGACAAAGCTTCGATTGGCTTCCAACCTGAGTCCCGCATTCTTCGCAGAACTTCGGTTTCTTGACCTTCTCCGTTAGACACTCTTTGCAGTACCCCGTCACCAGCCGAGCCATCTTGTGCTTCAAAGCTTTCCCACAGTCGAGACACTTCTTCACGTCCCGGTGGGAGTACGTCGGCAGAGTTATCGGATAGCCAGATGTAATCCCCCGCTGCAAAGGTAGACGCTTCTCGCCAACCACTTTCTCCGAGGACCGGATGTTCTTTTGTGCAGACGATTTCATTACCAGCCTCCGTTCTAAGCTTTAGTGTCTCTCTGACACCCTTATACTCAGAGGCTAACACAACACCCTCACATAAACAACCCCTATAGAAAGTAACCACCTTGTCTGAGGGTTCTACCCTGTCCAAACGTTTCTTAGAACCATCAGCCATTAGAACGAGTGAATCTCCAGTGAGGCACTCGTCGCACCGAAGCCTTACAGGGTGAGGGCCACGAACACTGGTGGATGAAGCCAGCAAAGCTTGAACATAGGCACCGTTCTTAAGAACGGTCCTCATTTTCGTGGGGTCCTCCGCAAGCAATTGACGTGGCGCGGCAGGGTAACTCCACATATCTTGCATATACCTGTGAACGTTTTGTGATTGTGCGCCTGATCCACCAAGGACCGTTGCCGTCGCCCCAAGACAAACTGCTTCAGTGAGGCCCAGCGTAGCAAGAAGGAAACTCTTGCCACCCAACCCACGGCTTGCGAGCCAGATCGCGTTTTCCGCTTTACAGAAGAAGGCATCGGCAAAAGCATCGAACGGAGCACAGTGCTGGGGGCAAATCTTTTTCCTTGGGATCTCAACGCCCCAAACCGTTGCCACGAACTCCCAAAGTTCGTCGTCCGTCTGAGGAAACCGACTAAAAGCACAAGGAGTGCTGTCGTCGATTACCGAAAGCGGATCAAAGGCTACTTCACTCATGGTGTTGGCTCTAGCTCAATGGCCGTAAAACCCTTTTCCAAAGCTTCTCGAAATATCTTTCTAGCCGTTTCCTCCACAATCTCATTCAAGTTCCGTCTGAACTCATCTCGGAATTGAGGAGATTCCAAGGCTCTTCTAATACGCTCGGAAGTAATCTTCTCGTCAGGATCGAGAGGAAATCCAAGGCGATCAGGATCAAAAAGCTTTGTTAGAAAGCCTTCTTCCTGTTCAGGCCAAGAGAGAATCTTCCAAGTAAACTTGAAATCAACGTCGTTAGTCGCCATCGGTTCCCGTCGCTTCTGACTCCTCTTCAGGAGTTACGTCCACAACGTCGGACTGCACGGGGGCTGGAAGGGGTGGAGGAATCTTGGAGAGGTCAACCTGTTGAGGCTCGGCAGTTCCCCTCATCTTCATTCGGAGCATACGAAGACCTTCTTTGTACTCCTCTTCGTTTCCCCCGATCATCAGGACGCCAATGTTCGCTTGTTGTCCGATCTGAGGTTGCTGTTGCCCGGACACAAGTCCTTCTGGCATCTCGTCCAGCCACTCCATCGGAGCCGGTTTGCCCTGACGGAACTCAAACACCAACCGACACGCTTCCAGCGCGAGGTCTGGTCGATCCTTTGTTTCCTTTAGCAAGATTTGAGTGAGCCTCACTGCTGCGGCGCGCTCAACTGGTTCGAGAAGCTCCTTAAATTTTTCACGAGCTTCCCGACGTGACATCTTAGCAAGTGAACTAGCAGTGGGCCTTGGTGCGTTCTTTGAGCCTCTTGGTCGGCCAGCACCGGGGCGTTTCCCTCCATGAGCGGAGGGAACTTCCGCACTCACTTTGGGTTTAGCCCCCTTAGACATTACAAACAAGCTCCTTTGTCGATCCGTAGAGTAGCTGTGACATTGCAAGGATCGCACGTAGCCGTTACTTCGTACCAGACTTCCTCGCACCAATCATCGAAGACAATGTTTTCGGAAGTCGTTGTGCTGTCGATCACAACGGGAGGGGCGGCAAATTCACTGCTGATCCGGCAATAGACCGAAACTGAGGCTCCCTCTTCGTTGTTGATGGATATAGTCTTTCGTCCAACAGTTGCTCCTGTAAGCTTTCGGGGAGAAGCGCACGGAGCAGACGAGCACGTTTCGACCTGTCCAAAACCAGAACCACGAAGAAGACTGAGGCCGAAGACTGGATGGCGGCTCTCGTCCGCGTGGTCTGTTCCAGAGTAGCCACACACCCCTGCGGTTACATCCTCTGAGGCACGTTTGAAAATGAATTGCACAACCCCGTTTCCACCACCTTCAACCGCGTCCTTGCACCAAGGCAGAACATCAAGGATTAGCCACTCATCGACCGTGTCACAAACGATGCCAGTAATTCCATCGGTAACAGTCCAGTCACCTCCCGAAGTTTCCCACGTCCGAAGGTTCGTATAAGGCGAGCGGTAGATGACGGTCGAGTCCCCAATCGTTGAGGTGGGCCAACCGGGGTCTGTTGCACCAAAAGGAAGAGGAGGCGTCATTTCAAATCCCGCATCCTCTATAATGCCAGGATCTTCGTAAAAACCATAAAGCTTTACTATATCCCCAGCAGCCGTCCACCATGTAGGCCCCGGCACAGGCTCCCAAGGAACTGTAGTTTTGTAAACCTCGCCGTCAGAGAAGCCTACACCAACCTCCTCAGTTACCAGCCCTACAAGGCACTGAAGAATTGTGTCACCCGGTTCTGCTCCAATGTCGTAGAGGTTCAACTGATAAAGCGCACGGGTAAGGTTGCCTAAGCCACCACCTTTGGAGGGAAATACACCAACCCATGTGGGTTCGATAGTCTCGGGAGTGAATTCGCCCTCGTAAAAGTGTAGAACCTCAAGCGTGTCCTCGAACGTCCCCTCAAACATGACAACATCAGCGGCGATAGGGCCACCAGTCTGAGGAGTCGGAGTTACAGCAGGGGGAGTGGGCCAAATCTGGCCGAAGGCTGGAGAGCCTAGCAGAAGAAGAGTCAGCAAAAATTTGACCAACTTCATCACACCCCTCCTCTCGCCGCATCGAGAATCATCCCTGTCTGCACTTCGTTGAAGTCAACCGTGTAAAGCCACTTCGTTGCATTTCCATCCACGTCCATTTTGTAGACGTACTCAGTGAACCCGAGTTCACCGAGAGTCACAAAGTAGCCGGGAAGCTTGTCGTCCGAATCGCCAATGCGCTTTGGTGTGATGACGTAGAGGCCATCATAGCCCATTCCCTGCAAGTCGCCCACAACGTCCATTGAGAACGTCTTGTAGAGTGCAATACCATCGTCCTGAACGTCAGCTTCCTGAGTGTTGAGAACAATGATGTCGAACGGGCAGTACATCTTTCCGTTGATATTCCTGACGCTTTCCTCAAACGCTGGAGGAAGAGTAGTGAAAGCCAAAGTTTTGCCACTCTTCTTCAGCACACGTCCTCGACCATTGGCATTACCCCACTTTCTGTCCCACTTGTCAGTGTTTGTTGGATTGTCCGCCATGCACATTTGCGTGATCTCGGCCAGCTTCTTGACCTGACCGGGAGCGTCTTCTGGCTTGGCGTTGTTCCAAATGTCCTTCGTCTTGCTCTTGTCTGCCGCCTTGGCCTTCTCACTCTTTCCTTTGCCCCCGTGGTCCTTATCTCCAATGGTAGGGACAGCTTTCAGAGTACGGGTGGGGCGTGGAGTTCTCTGTGGACGGGGAGTTCTGGTTGGCTTGTCCTGCGCTCCAATGAGCCAAGCGGCCATTGCCGCTGCTAAAATATCCATACTTTCTCCTATTTGCCTGTAGACCGGACCCATCCCATTGAAGAGCCGTCTGTGTAAGGATCGACGCAAAGCTTTAACTCTGAACACCAGTCACTAAAGGTCAGGAGTGCGGCTGAATCGGTAATGTCAGAACCAATCTGCACAAACGGGCAACTGAAGTCGTCACAGACGCGGCACATCACTTTCATAGTTGCCGTGCCTGTCTGCTTAACCGAAACCGTCTTCAAACCTTTGGTCAGACCTCCCATGATGTTTGTGCAACAAGGAGGACTTGGACACGATGAGATTGGTCCCATGAAACCAGCGGGTCTAGCTGTTGGTGTCGGAGTGTTCGTAGATGTGGTTGTTGGCGTTGCTGTTGGAGTGCTGGTTGGCGTCGAAGTAGGTGTGTCGGTAGGCGTGTCCGTTGGAGTGTCAGTTGGAGTCTCTGTAGGCGTGTCGGTGGGTGTCGGTGTTTCGGTTGGGGTGTCTGTTGGAGTTGCCGTAGGCGTATCCGTTGGAGTCTCTGTCGGAGTCTCCGTAGGCGTGTCCGTTGGAGTGTCGGTTGGGGTTTCCTGACCGTAAGTTGGAGACGCCAGAAGAATAAGCCCAAGAAGCGTCAGCACAATCAGGGTTGTAAGAACCCCGAAGAACCTCTGATCTCTCATCCTCTCTCTCCTTTCCTCATCCCCTCTTCCTCCGAGGCGGGCGACCCTGATGGTCGGGGGACAAAACTTCGGCCACCATCAGGGCCGCCCCACGAGGGGGAAAGAGGATTGTGCATATTTTGGTCACAACTCTCCCATGAAAGTCAACACCCTGTTCTAAAAAATCCAAGTTTGGGTTGGTGACGGGGGCCTGAAGGGGGGCTAGCCCCCGTCACCAAGGAGGAAGGCGGACAGCGATCCACCCTTCTCTAGGGTAAAGTAGCCAAGACCAAAGTCAAGCCTTCAAAGTCGCGTTCTGAAACTTTTGCAGAGCCTTGTCGAGTTGCTCTTTAAGGTTGTCTCGAACCGTAGCAGCGCGATCCAACTCTCGCCTCGTCAGGTCGTGCGCTTTGGCTCGCTCCTCCATAGCCTCTTGAGCCACAGAAAGCTTTGCACGAAGCTCGCATACCTCCTTGTACGCGGCTTCCATTGCAACAGGGGTTTTTGGTGTCTCGTCGGACATCACCTTGATCCTCCTCTGAGATCACTGGTCGAGAACACAGAACCGGGAGCGCCCTTTGGTTTCGACTGTGTCTTGTTTGCTGGGTTAGAAGGAGAGAGCGCGACAACTACACAGTCAGCTTGCTTGAATTTCTTTCTGCCGTCCAGTGCGTTGTCGAGAGCGCGTTGCAGAGCTTCTGTCTCGGTGCAATCCTTGAAGTCATACTCCCGTAACCCTGCAACCAAGTAGACATGGATGTGGTGATTCATCACTTCGCCCCTTGGCCCTTGCGCTGCCTCTTCCGTTTGCCTCCACCACATTTCTTAGCCATTGAGCTTCACTTTCTGCACGGCAAGCTCGATCAGCGTGTTGATGAGCGAATCCTTGAAATCTTTTCCAAGGCCCTTGCCGTACTGGATGACGGCGTCCTTTGCGTAACGCCATTTCTGTTCGTTGTCCCACTCAGGGTGGTCATTGTTGATTCCCTGCACGATCTTCAGAACCACACCAGCGAGATCGGGATCATCCATCCTTGCCTTCCGAAGATTCTCGATGAAAGCAACGATGAGTTCGCCCAAAAGCTTTAGAGCGGTCTGAATCAGCATGGTCACAAACACATTCATCTCTACTCCTCACAAGGTTGCCAGTTTCCGGTTACGTCACCGATCACGATCCCCTTGTAATTCTGGCCTATGATCCTTCCGTCAGGAGGAGGCTCTTCCCAAGTATATTCAGCAGAACCCATCGTGCAGACGCCTCCAGCGAAATTGGGAGCGACCGTCACAAGATCCACACCAACGGGAAGAGCCGAAATCACGGGCCAAAACAGCCAGTCGGAGCAGCAGAGGTCAGCAGCGGGGAGCCTGTCAATCTTACCCACCATGTACTGTAAAATCTTTGCTGCATCGAGAGACGAACACGTACCATTTCCTGTAGTGTCACAGGCTAAAAGTTGGAACGAGTCGAACTCCCTCTTTCCGACCACGTATTGCAGAATCCACGAGGCATCGAGAGCAGAAATTGCGTTGCACGTTCCACCAACCTTGAAGGGCTTGATCTTCGTGCCACTCTCGATATTCGTGATCTCGTACATCCCGAAGCCGTCCGTAGTAACGGCTCCGGGGTCCACCCCACACGCATCAGTTCCCCCTCCTCCGCCCATTGACGCTCTACGAGGTACGAAGGTTAAGGGGGCAGTGTATTCTGTAATTACAGGCTCCTCTGGAGTTACTTCAAGCTTTGGAGGAACCTCCATGATTCTGACAACCGCTTCGGCACGTTCGGCTGCCTCTGTAGCCACTGTGGATTTTTGCTGGGCCTTGATTGCGGCTACTTCGGCTCGAATGGCCGCACTTTCAGCGCGAGCCACGGCAGCCTTAACGTCGATGGAAGTCTGCGCCCCGGCCAGCACCGGGACAAGCAGAGCCAGCAGAAGCGCAAAGCGGGTCATGTCGAGAGAATCCCGATCTTGACCGTCTCAGGGGTAATCATCGGAACATCCGTACCGGGCCATTTCGGAAGCTTGTCGAGGATGTCTTGGCGGCTCATCAGCACGCCACAAAGAAACATTCCAGCCCAAAGGTCTTCCTGTCCCGGCGGATAGGCAAACTCGTCGAGCACTTCCTCGATCAGGTTCTCAACCAATCCGGGCGCACACTCACAGGGGGAAGGAACTCCTAACAAAACTTTCATAGACATCGCTTTTCTCCTCTTAGGTTTTGGGTTTCAGATCGAAATTTTTCTCTGAGGACTTACTACGGACTGGCTCTTGGCATTTTTCGCTCCTCCCAAACGATTGAGCTTCCATGTCCTGTTGTACCTTGTTCCATTCCACTTCCGAAAGATTGGTGCTGAATGGGCGGCACAAACTGTATCTCCGACAAGGCAAAGAGAACCACAGGCAAAACCCGTGTCACAGTGGTACATCGTATGTCCCGGTGGCTTCATCAGTTGTGATTCTTGCCACGCCTCTTCTTAGCCCTCTTCTCCTGCGTCGGCTTCTTGCTCTTAGTCTTTGATCGTCCCATAGTGTCTCCTCACATCTGCCATTAAAGCTTCGGCTTTGTCAACAAGTTGATGCGGGGAAGTCCACTGGTGCTGTGACTTTCTGAAGCACTCCGCCAGATTGTCAAACCCGTGCAGTGTGGCAGAACTCAGAGTCACGAATCCTATCCTGATCTCGTTTAGAAGTTCCTCAAATTGTTCGTTCGTCATAATTTGGTGTCGGGGTCCCTACCGGAGCACTCACGTTGCGGGCTGGCGTAGGTCGAAGTACGCACGGTTCACAACAGGCTATGCCGATGGGACCCCAACTCTCCTACTCTTCAATCCGCTCACCTTTGGTGAGAGGCTTGATCTCCATTGCGAAGAACTTTCCCTTCGACTTAGCAGTCATCAGATCTTCGTGTTTTGAGGCTGGAATACCGGGATAGTTGTAGACATACCCCGGTCCTCCGTTCTTTGTCTTGAACTGGATTTGAAGCGTCTCGGTGTCTGGATCGTACCCGACGCTGTGGATGTTCGAGCTTACGACAGGAACCCTTTCCATTCTTCCTCCGAATCTGTGATCGTCATCACTTCACTCACCGTCTTGAGGATGCCTTCTCGCCGCTCGTCTGTGTCGTCACGCAGAAAGCCTTTCTCGGCCAACCTCATCAAAACTTGCTTGACGAGTTCTTCACTGGTGAAAGTACCCCTAGCCCTTGTTCCCGGTACTGCCGCTGATCCCTCCAACGGGTAGGGGTTCTCAGTGGGCAACCGAAGCATTCTCCTGCTCATTGTGCCTCTCCTCCAAGCGTTTCATTAGATACTCCTCGCAGTGGCGGCAGAAAGTTGGCTCGTCACTCCCAACATTCTCCAGCCAGCCGAGAAACTGATCGAGGTCACTGCCAATCCCACGAATCGTCATGGCACAGTCAAAATGACGGCAATGGTTAAGCGTGTCCCCCGGTGATCTTTGGGCCGACTCTGTTGGTGTGACAACAAGGCCAAGGCAGTGACCCGCTTCGTGGACGTAGGTGTTCTTCAGAGCACGGTCCCAAAGAACTGGAACTTCCTTGATCCTGTCCTCGTTCAACTCGATTCGGCAAGCTTTGGTTAGGTGATACGTTCGCCCGAAGTTGATGTCGTCGTTGTCCTCGAACAGGATAGTATGGAACGTGATCTCAGGATTCTCCTCGTCCTCGTACATCCCGAGGTACGGGAGGTAGTGGTTCTTGAGGTAGCGGATCGACCGTTCCGTCTCCCGTACAACATCACTGTCGGGGTGATCCTCGATTGCCAGAGGTGCGAAGTAGAAGGATGCAGGTTGCTCCTCCCAAAGATCAGGCAAGGCGAGGTCTGGTCGTGGGTCTGCATTGTTGTGGGCCAGAGAACCACAACCGAAAAGAAACAGAAAAACCAGCAGCAAACAAAGTTTTCTCATTGTGGCACCTCTACGGCAGCGGTTGGCAACGGACGAGGCTGCTTGGTGATTGGGTTGAACTTGCCATCGCAGCCCATGAATGTAAAGAAAATGAGCAGAAAACAAAGCTTTTTCATTCCTCTATGTCCTCCCATCTTCCTGTTGCCCGACCATAGAGCGGGTCGGGTAGTTCCTCGTAGGATACCCACCGTTGTTTGTGGTGGCAACCCGGTCGTTTGCAGATACGGAAAGTCGAGTCGAGCGAGCCTGACGAAGTGTCCAGCCTGTAATCATGGACACCAATCCCACACAAAACTTGTCCCAACGTAGCCATCGAAATCCCGATCCTCCACTCTCTACGCTTCATGGCTCCAGTCCAGCATCCCGAAGCTTGTCCGTCAACCTTTCATTCTCAATCTCCAGATGCTTGATCCGAAGTTTCGCTCCCCGATTCTCTCTCCGTAGTGCCGTGTTCTCCCTGATCCTCTTGTCCAACTCCGCTTTCAACTGCTCTGACATTGAACTCTCCCCTGAAACGTTTGGCTATCCCGTCCAGTTCACGGGCGATGGTTCCGTACAGCAATCTAGCTGCCCCCTTCAAGCTTTCACTTGCTTCCGCCCTGTAGCTCTCGGCCATCCTTTCGATCTCGAAGATGATTGCGTTTCTCTCTGCCGTCCTTTTTACCAGATGCTCGTCCAGCAAGCGAGCCTTCTCGGTCATTCGGGCAAGCTTGTCCTGTGTACTGTGACCATCAACTCCGAATTCGACGCCCATCACACACCCCTTAGACCAAACAAAGCTTGCCGCAGGGCTTGAACAACTTGGTTCTTCAACTCACTGACGGAAGTGGTTGTCGTGTAGTAACCACCATCGCTCATTCGGATCTCACTTCCACCTTCACGGGAGGTGCAGATCATCTTGACGTGCAAAAGATTGATGATTGTTTCACTACCGTCTTTCGCCGTCAGAAATAGATACCCCATCTTTCTGCCTCCTTCGCTTTTCCTCCCGTCTGACCAGCCAACCCCACCAAGGCCAATAGAAACCGATTACTTTTCTGTAATCTATCCAGCCACCAGTCTTCTTGTTAGGTCCGAACCTGAAGAAGATGAAAACTCCACGGCGGAGGAAATTGCAGGAGAACCTCCAGATTTCAAAGCTCATCTTGCAGCCCTCCAGATCGTCATTCGAGTCTCCGGGTCCCTTCCGGCTTTCTCGACCAGCCCGTCTTGGAAAAGTTCACTCCTCCGCTTACGAACTGTGGAGTACATATACTCCTCGAACTCCGGCAAAGCTTCAAGCTGCCTGTCAGTCATCGGCTTCTTTCTAAGCGCAGCCAGAACCCTCTTCTGCAACGGGCGAAGCTTTGTGAACACTCTGTCGGCAGCTTCGTTGCTCGTGTCGTAGTCTTCCCGCCTTGTCATCCTCTTCCGGTTGTACCCCGGAAGGAAGTCCAGTGTGCTCTTAGCCTTCATTCGCCCTCCTCTCTCGCTCTTCATTTGCGATCTTCTTGATGTCAGGCGAACGGGTGACAGACCATCCGTTCCTTATCCACTCTTCGGCAAGCTTGTCGAGATGTACCATCGCATCGCGGAGGTGCTGTGGATCACTGCTGATCTGCAACCTTTCCTCCTTCTCGGACAGGACGATCTCACCATTGGGCAGCTTCACGTTGATGTAGTCGATGCGGAAGCCGTAACCGTCCTCGAACTCCAAGTCCATACCCTCGACGGGAAGCATTTCTTCCATGCCCACTCCATCATGGCCCTATAACCCGGATGACCATCCCGTTCGTATTCGTCCACGTTGCGCCACGCGGTTGCGGCATCCACCTCAAATATCAGGACGCTGTCGCAGTGTGGGCAGCATGGTAGACCCGCCAGACCACGATCTCCTATGCGCGGGGGGAGCGTAGCGACGGTCTGGATTACGTCCCACCACGTACACTTAGCGCCGTAAACAATTCGCGTGTCGGTAGCCCTCATCTCACTCCTCCTCAGTCTCGCGGGCTGCGGTTACTGAGCCGGGTTTCTTTAGTCTGGCAACCTCTTCTTCCAGCTCCTCAATGCGCTGGTTTTTCTGTTCAATCATCTCGTCATAGTGGTCTGCGATGGCACCCTGCGCTTCCTCCACGCGGCACTGTGCCGTGTAGAGTAGCTCGACCACATCATCCACTTGGCTATCAATCCGCTGGTCGTCGGCCCCAATGCCGCGAATGTCACACTTGAGGTCATCGAGTCGCTTCCAGATGTCTTGTAGACGTGACCAGTGTTCAGCGTCAATTGTGTCCATCACTCCTCCTCGTTCCTCCACCCGATCTCGCGGGACAGGGCCATGACCAGTTCGACCACTTCGGCATCTTCCATCGTGCATACTCCTTTCTAGCTATTCGACCTACTGCCAGCTTACACATGGGACCCTAGCACGCCGAGCGGAAATCTTCCACTGCACAACGAAACTTTTTTCAATTCACACATTTCACCATTTCCCCCCGCTCGCATTAAGGCAGTCCTCAAAACTTGATAAATTTTTCCGCCAAATTTCCAAGTTTTGATAGATTTTTCCGCTATATTTTCGAGGGGGTCCTAAAGAGGGGGTACGAACGAAAATTCGTGCGGAGAGGGGTCCCCGGTCAGGGGTCGGTCAGCCAAAAATGGCTTCGTGCTAGCCGTGCATGGTCAAATTTTGTTACTGGCCTTGGCACGTTCGTTGCTACGGTGCCACTTTTTGTCAAAGCTTTACTTGGCAAGGGGAAGCCACTTGGCACGTTCCTTGAAGGGGAATCGTTTGACTAGGCCAAACGTCTGTTGGCTTGCAAGCTTTGTGCCAACGGTTCCCGAACGTGTCAAAGCTTTGACGGTTCGGAAGTGGCACGTTCGTTGCATATCAAAGCTTTTAGAATGACGTTTGATTGAAGGAACGAAGCCAGAAAAAGGGGGGAAGGGGAACGTTCCCCCCTTCCCCCCCTTCGTTGTTCAAGCTTTGTCAGTACACGTTGAATCGGTGAACTCTACCGAAGGAACGTTCCTTCAGTTCCCCCCCTTCAGTTTCCCGAACGGGAAAAGGTCGAACCTTCACGATTGACGTCCGAGTGATCTTCGACACTTCAGAGTCGGAGTAGGCTCCTAAGCAATCGAAGCACACGGCCTTCACCTTCGGTTCCTCACCTTCCCTTTGCACTGTAGCCACGGTTAATTCGTTGATTGTTGTCCGTTCGTTGCACAGTCCACAAAGGGGAACTATCAAGCTTTGATCGTTGTAGTTCCTTCTGAAGTTCATTTCCATTTCCTCACCTTCCCTTCCTTCTGATTGCATGGTTGATCGACTTTCCCGAAGCCTTCAAGGCTTGTTTCCTTGCAAGCCTCTTCACGTAGGCTTCGGGACCGTCTAGCATTGCCTGAACGTCACCGAGTACCCTTGCAAGCCTGTAAAGCTTTCCCCTTGCCTTCCTGATGTTCATTCCTCACCTTCCCTTCAGGAAAGGGGGGAACTGAGGAACGTTCCCCCCTTCGTTGGCTTCACTCTGAAATGTAGACGTTAGCTGAAGCCTTCCCCTTCCGAACCTTCCATTCGTTGTCTTGCCGAACGTGTTCGTTGTACCACTTGACGGTCAAAGCTTCGTTCCCGTTGAAAACACGTTCCTTGATTGCATGAAGGAAAGCCAACGTGTCTGCAATCCTAGGGCTTTTGGAAAGTTCGGGAACGTCTCCCGGTTCCTCACCTTCGTTTGCAATCCAGCCACAAAGCCAACGGTCGGCACCGTAACCAAAGTTCGTTCGGATTCGTTCGGTCAAAGCCTTGTAGGAAGTGGCTTCAGGGATAAGCTTTGACTTTGCCTTCGTTCCCTTCGTTCCCTTCGTTCCCTTCGTTCCCTTCGTTCCCGAAGGTTCGGAAGGTTCGGAAGGAACCGAAGCCTTGACGGTTCCTGAAGGCTTGACCGTTCCCGAAGGGGAAACTCCGTTCAGGTACAATCCGAACCGGACAAGCCACTTGATAGGAACCCAAAGGGGGGAAGTGGCAAGCTTGAAGGTGAAGGAAACAAGCTTGAAGGTGAACCGAACGAACGTGGAAACGAAGGCTTTAACATCCCTTCCGATTGTTGCCAGAATGGAAACGAAAAAGGCTTCGACCATTTCAGGAGTGACAGGACCGTTGACCGTTTCCGAAGTGGCTTCGTTGGCTTCAGGTTCGTTCCCGTTGGCTTCTTTCCTCAGTTCAAGCAACTGAGCTTTCAAAGCTTCGTTCTGTTGAGTCAGAAGGCTTGTCAGTTCTTCAAGCTTTGACTCACGGGAACGGTCAACGATTGTTCTCCGAAGTGGCTTCGTTTGAACCTTCGGTTCGTTGACCACGTCTGTAAGTTCAATCGGAAGTTCAGGCTCGGAGCCTTTGACCACTTCCAAGGGTTCGGAAGGTTCGGTCACTTCGGAAGGCTCATATCCCCTTCCTTCTAGAATTTCGAGAAGGGTTCGACGGCCTTCCTTCCTCTGTTGCATGATTACATCGGCATCAGAGGTAGGAACGTAGAAAACAAACCCTTCAGGAGTAACAAACTCAGTTTTGTCAGTAGCCATTTCTCACCTTCCCTTGATCGTTGTAGGTTCAAAGCTTTTGGGTTCTTATTCGGTAGGAAGGGTTCCCCTTCCCTGTCACCCCTTCCAAGGTTTCGATCATCAGAACTGGAGTGACGTGACCGAACCTTCGTTCGGCCAATCAGGAGCCACGATTATTCTGCAATCCCTGACTGCTCACCTTGGAAGGTGCCGAATCCCCTTTGGTTCCTCACCTTCCAAGGGGAAGGCTTGACCGAAGGGGAACCGAAGGGGGGGAACGTGAACCGATCATGGTTCGGAATGGTAGCTAGGACCGTGCCAACGTCAAAGCTTTGAAGGTTCAAAGCTTTTGGCACGGTCCTTGACGTCCTATCGTGAACGTTTGTTCGCACTACCGTCAAAGCTTTGACACAAAGGTCGAATTTCCTTGAACCTTCCCCCCTAAGTGGTCGAAAAGCTTTGACTTTTGGAAAGTGACAAACTTTGACCATGTGACACTTCACGGCACCGTCAAAGCTTTGACACCCCCGGTCAGGGGGTCGGTCAGGGGGTACGAACTTCTGTTCGGGGGGGGTCCAAAAGCGTCGAGTCTGCCGTTAAAAGCTGCACCGCGCGTTTTCAGGAAAGCTTTGACTGAACGACCTCCACGAAGCGTAAGGCGCGCCGCTAGCAAGTCAAATGCACCGCTCGTCCACAGAGCGACGAGGACAAAAAAAGGGGCAGTCCCGAAAGACTGCCCCTCGACACGGGTGACGGGGGAAGGTATCCGTCTCACCGCTCGCAGATTATCCTTTTCTTAGCGCATCGAGGAGGTGTTTGAAAACCTCCTCGAACGTCAATTCTTCCTCGTTCCTGTCATACAACCCGGAGGGGCGATTCCTGAACTCACTCGTTTGTTTCAGCCCCTCCTTCACCAGTCCGCCCAGCATCGTCTTCAGCATCTCACCTCTCCACCATTGCGTGAGCCTTCCAGAAAGCCTCCGACTCCGCGAACTCCTCGTCTGTGTATGTTCCCTTCGTTCCCCCAGCCTCGTGGTTCATGTTGCGCTTCATCGTTTCCGGGGTCATCGGAACATCCTTGTCCAACGGGGAGGCGTTGATGGAGATGATCTCGTACTTCTTGTCGGTGGACCGTTCGTTGTCTTCCGCGAGCACCCAATCTTCGTAGAGCACGATTGCCACGAAGTTAGCTCTGGTTTTGTCACCAGCTACCGTTCGGACCATCACAGGTTTCTCACCCGGCCTCCTCGCCTCCCACCTCCCGTACATGATTCGGCCTTTCGTGGGAACGATGCTGGTGAAGAATCTCTGTACCGCACCCCCCCACGGCTCACTCCGCGTTATGGGGACGAGCCACACACCATCCCGGTAGCCACGCTCCCACTTCTCCACTTCAACTGCCTCGACCATCTTCACCAGTTCTTCCTACGTTCCCTCGAAGTGCCCGAAGCGTGATTCCGGGGTTTGCCTCCGCACGAACTCACTTACTCCAACTTTTCCTTCTGCGTGCATACCTTCCTCCTTTGTTGTTGGATTCATTTCCAACGTGACTACATTATAGCAAATCTAAAAGCTTTGTCAAATGGACTAGCGGCTTATGGGTTTCTGTTATGAGCACCCGCTAGGTGTTCCCCACGATCCCGCGTGCTACGCACGATCAGCCCCACGGGTGGGGGTCAGCCATAGGCGGAATCCGAAGATTCCGCCTACCGGGTGGATGAGGTAGGGCTTTCACCCTCCTCGGCGAACCCTTCCTCCAATCCCCCGAAAGGCACGCGCAAGACCACGACGCTTCCTGTGGTTCGGGTGGTAGACTCCTTTGTGTTTCATGCAGGACCAGAAGAAGTCATAGACATCCTCCAGACTCCGCGAGATATTGAGCAGAAACTCGAACGTCAGCGGCTCAACAGGCTCACTCCCGATAGCGTCACCATCGGAGATGGTCGTCTGAACGTGCTCCAAACAGTACGGGAACCGTTCGACCTGTTCGACCACCGTAGCCAGCCCCGTCCTGCGGTCCCACCCATCAGCATCACTCACCCACTCCACGTAAGCGACGGCTGGCTCATCGCAGAGGCGGCAGGACTCGTAGTCCTTAGCTGCCTCTTCGGGGACCTCGATGACTCCCCGTCCATGACAGGCAGCCCAGCCCGCATCTCTCTCCCACTTGCTGACGACGCGGGAACACCGATCACAAACTTCATAGGTTCTGGTCATTGGAATCTCCTTCCTCCATTTGCAACCAGTATAGCAAAGCTTTGAAGGAGTGTCAAGCTGGACCCGCGCTATGGTTTTCTGTTAATCCAACCACACCGCATCCACCCATGCCGTTGCGTACTGCCTCTGAGACGGGAGATCGTACAGCCACTTCCCCTCCGCGTCCTGCGCCGTCTTGTAGGTGCAGCATGACCCGAACACCACGGCAGTTCGCTCCCCGAACTGACTGGAGTCCATCTGGAGATTCTCGAACACGATCATCCCGTCCGCGTCGAACTTCTTTGCCACGTCCTTGAGCGTCTGGTGAACCTCCGGGTCGAACAGATCAAAGAATTCATTGCCCTGTAGTTCTTTCATTTTCTCCTCCTATGGTTCGGCGGCCCCCACACCCACGGGGGGCCGCGCACACACTCTCTTTCTAGCAAGAACCCATGTCAAAGACTTCTTCATGCCTCTTCATGGCAATGTGCTCCAGAGCATCGCGGGTTGTCCCATGATGGGAGACGGCAAAGAAGGGGATGGCGATACCATTGTCCGACAGTTCCCCGTCTTCGTTGAGAACCCCCTGCACCCAACGGATTGCCTCACCTGCGGAGGTAGTACGGTGGACAAGCTTTGGGAGCCATGCCATTGCAATCCGGTAGGTGTCGTTCGGGGTCTTGGGGCGGGCACCACCTCCACTCGTCAGGTGCCTCCACACCTCCCACACTTCTTCGAGGTCGCGGTTATCATGGCACTCTCTCTGGTTCTTCCAGTGGAGCAGGAACTCTTCCCCGAGTCCCAGCACAATTCCGTTCCAGAGTCGCGGAACCTCCTTTCTGGCTCTCTCGTACTTTGCCTCTAGTGCCTTGGTCATTGCGGGCCATCTATACTTTGTCTTTCTCATGTCCTTCCTCCGTGGTTGTTTTCGATGGTTACAGTATAGCAAAGCTTTGAAGCTTTGTCAAATCGAGAGGCGGCTTATCCCCCACCTATGGGTTGCCCTTATGAGCAGCCGCTTCGCGGCTGGTCTTGCACCGCTTGCTAAAAAAAAGATTGCGCCGCTTGTGCGGCGACCCCTAAGCGGCTGGGAGGTGGACCGCTCCCTCCGGGGGGACAGAGGGAGCAGCCCGTAGCGGTCAGAGTCCGTAACGGGAGAACTTCAGACACCCCCGGACAGACTTCCTGACCAGATCGCTTCCCGAACGGAGGAAGGTTTTGAGTTCGTCACTCATCTTCCCGCCGTGCGTTTCCCAATAGTTGAGGACAGAGTCACACACGGACTCCCGGTCCACTGTGACCGCCTCGACCTTCTTGCCTTCGCAATCAGCTAGGCACTGGAGCACGTCGATTGCGATTGCGCTCCATGTGTTGTCCACGACCCTGACGAGTTCTTTCTTCGCTTCGACTGAAAGCTTCATACCTCCTCCGTTCCTTCCTCGACTGCTCCGCCTTCTTCATCAGCAGCCGGTAACGTTTGTCTCCATCGCCTCGATCATCCTTGAATGTTTTGCTCATGGTCTGCCCCTGCAATCCAAAGCCGCTATCTCCTCCTCCGTCCGAATGATCCAAGGACCTTCACTCTCTGCATAGGCGCGTTCGAGAGCTTCGGTACACTTGCAGAGATTCTCCGGTCGGAGGCAGACGCGGCAAACTTGTACTGCCAACGTCATACTCGCCTCCTATGGCTGGCCGCTCCTCGGGGAGCGGTTCGTTTCGGGAGGGGGCGGCCCCCCGAAGGGGGCCGTGCTCCGGCGGTCTACTCCTCGATCTCGGGGTGCTCGTCGAGGAACTCGACGATGCGCTTCGCGTTCTCCAGAATGTCCATGATCGTCGCCCGCTTGAACGTGAACACGTAGCCCTTGATCCCGGCCAGCCCCGCCACGGCCAGCCTGTTCTTGCCCGACGTGACCGAGAGGTTCAGACCCGACTCCACCTTCGACTTCTTCGACTTCATGGCAGCCAGTTCCTTCCGCAGCTTCTCGATCTCTCTGTCTTTCGATGTTGCCATTTCGCTCCTCCTTCGTCTAAGGGGAAGGGGAAATCCCTTCCCTCACTGTGCATACATTATAGCAAGGGAGGAAAGCTTTGTCAACTTTCCTCCCCGCTATGGCGAGCCGCTTTACACCTTGGCAACGGCAACCTTGCAGGAATCCTTCCCGGCCAGCACCACCGCCTTGGCCTTGCTCGTCTGGTGGGCCAAAGCAATCTGCTTCTTCTGCACCTCCGCCACGTAGAACCCTGCCAGATACAGAACGTCGAGCACCTTCTCGACAGGCTGATCCACCTCGCCCTTGAAGTCCAGCCCCATGTCGTTGGCCTTGAGACACTGGTTGGCCCACTTCAATTCTCCCGCCACCGTCCTGTCGAACAGCAACGTCCCCACCGCGCAGAAGACTTCCTCGTTCAGCTTCTCGATCTGCCGGAGGATGGCACACGTCTCGTTGATCTGCGGGAGGTAACGCCGGGTGGAGACATCGAGTTCCCTCGGATTGGTCGTCCGCTCGATCTTCTTCATCTCCTTCTCGGTCATCCCGCCGAACAACTCCTCCTTGTCCGGGTCGTAGTCCTTCTTCCCCTTCTTCTTCACCTCACCCTTCACCTTTGCCGCTGCCTTCTTGTCCTCCTTGAAAGCACCCTTCTTCGGCACCTTCCCGTTGGACTCCTTCTTCGCGGCGGCAGCCTTCGCCTTCAAGGCCGCCAACTTCTTCTTCAGATCTACTGCCATCGCTTCCTCCTTTCGTTGTGTGTGTGGGGGAAATCCCCGTTTCTCGATGGTGGCACATTGTACCAAATGCCCAAAGCTTTGTCAAGTTAGCAGTCCCGCCATAGCAGGGTAGGCCCGCTATGGCGAGCCGCTCCCCCTGCTACATGAACGGCAGCGGGTGGTCCCACACGAGAGGTTTGGCTGCCTTGCAGAACTCCACCCACGCTTCATTACGGAGATCGTGGCCCCACTTGTCCTCCGCCGTGTTGAAGATCAAAGCTTGGATGAAACGCCCCGCCCCCTGTTGCAGAGTACGGTGGGACCGCATGATCGTGTCCATGAACGCATCAACCTCTGCTTCGTTTCCCATCAGGTTGGCAGCCGCCAGCAGACTCTCTGCCGCTGTTCGCCCCAATTTCCCTTCTTCGTAGTTCCCCTTCATCTGCGCTTCCTCCTTTTTCCTTTCAGCTTTGAAACGGGGATGCCCCACATCGTTGCTCTACCGGCCCGCTTCAGCGCGTGCTTTCTCATCACACGCTTGATGTAAGTCCCGTTGAGGATTGCGATCACATCCCCGAGTATGATCGACAGCCGGTAAGCTTTGTTACGCACCTTCCTGAGTTGCTTGAGCGTACTCACGGACAAACCTCGAAGAGTTCGTAGTCTGGAGCGGAGCATTTCAGATTACGAATGTCAGGGCTGACACCCGGATGCCGCTCGACCCACACCCGGAGTCTGTGGATTGCATCGAGGATCTCGCTACGGGGAACATCGTCGATGAAGGTTTGGAGTAGCTCACAGATGAGCGTCCCCGTTGTGGCTTTCTCCTTCTGGAGATCGACCACGATCCTGTCATCGTGCCCAAACCCGCGACACTGTGGACAGGTGCAGTCCTCATCCTCTGTGCCGCGTTTCGGGTCCATGTTCCTCTCGTGCTCCTCCGCGTCCTTGAGCATTCCGTGGTAGACGATGATCGTGTCGATGCGTGTGAGCGCGTCCACCAGTTCGTCCTGTGAAGTACCATCGAAAGCATCCAGAACGAACTCCCTCTGTTTCTCGGTTAGCCGCTCCCACGTTTCTGTGAACCGAATCGGGGAAACGAACGTGCTCTTCGCCACCATCTTACCCCTCCTTCCTGAAGTTCATGCGCTTCCCCGTGCAGCCCTTGCAGAGCATCACCGATTTCACATGGCTACCGTCCAGTTCAGCGATGAGAACTTCGACCGTGGCAGGACGCCCGCAGAAGTTGCACTTCGGACCCTTTTTCAGGACCTTCTCCACGATCTTTTCCGCCTCGGTCTTCTTGGGGCGGCCCCCCTTCTTCTTGGCAGGGGCTTTCTTCGTATTGCCCCCTTTTCCAGTCAAAGCCGCCAACTGCTCCTCCAATGATTTCGATACCGCCATTCTGTTCCTCCTTTCTGGTCTGTGACCGTTAGAATGGGCTTTTTCCACGGTCATATTGTCTCACATTATCAAAGCTTTGTCAAGTTGGGGGCGGGGGAGGGCACGAATACTCACGAGTATTCGCACCGTAGGAGGGCACGAATACTCACGAGTATTCGCACCGTAGGAGGGCACGAATACTCACGAGTATTCGCACCGTAGGAGGGCTGCTATGGGTTTCTGTCTATATAAGGAACGCCGCTCCGTGAGCGGTGCGAATACTCACGAGTATTGCAACCGCAGTGCTCACACGAGCGAGTATTGATACTTCATTCAAGCGTGTACCCCCTCTAGGACCTTTTGTAGGGTGGATTACCCCCTCTAGGACCTTTTGAAGGCGAGATTACCCCCTTTTTCAGCGATGTGTCCCCCTGAAGGTTTTTGGAATCGGTAGGGCCGCTTTTTCACAACTCTCCCCGTTTGTTTTGGGTTGTGTGGAATCGCTTCCCGTTGTTTTTGCTGGATTTTCTGTCCTGAAATCTTTGAGGGTGTTTTTGAATCAGGTGGGAGGGGTAGTTTGAATCTACCCCTTACATATAACAGGCGGGGAATTACTTGTGGGCGGGCTTTTTGATTCTCTTGGGTGATTGACGGGGGATTTCTGGTGATTCTTTTTCAAGGAGGTGGGACGCTCTCAGGGCTTCTCGAATGGAAGCTGGGTGGGCTGAGAAGAGCGTTTGTGTGACTGAGGGGAAGGAGAAGACGTAGGTGTCGTCATCGTCCTCGAACCAGTCTATCGCATTGTTTTTCAAGCGAATTAGACGGTTCTTTCTCTGTCTCTCGTCGGGGGTGTGGCTGGATAGGTAGGTGGGTTTCTTGCGGAGGTCGTCTAGGGCTGCTTCTAGGATTGCAGCCATGAGCCTCTTTTCCGGGGATTTGAAAGCTGGCGGGGTGGAGTCTTTTACCCCGCCGGGGATGAAAATCGGATCTCTTTCTGAGGCTACCAGATTGGTCAGGGCTGAGTTGGTTCCACGGTAGATTTCAAAGATGCTGGCTTGGCGGGCTGACGGTATCGGAGGACCCGCCCCCCTCTGCTTTTTTATCGCTCTCCTCTTCCTCATCAGACCGCTCCCCCCTCTCAAATTCCCACATCACGTCATCGAGGACCGCTCCTCCGTGGCTGATATAGAAATGCCTGACCTCTTCACGGGAGGCAAGCCCTCTCTTTCCTCGGTAGGCGCGGAGTGCCCTCCTGACCCGGTCGTCCACGTCGATTGAGAACGTCACCTTCATTCGCTCCTCCTTTCTATTTCAAGCTTGACTTCGTACCGGGGGTCCCTGCTCCCACAGAACGAGCATCTACCCCGGCCAGCGAATCCTGCCAGTCTTCTTCTCCGGTCGAAGACTTCCAGAGGGACTTCGGACTCCTCGACGCTGACCACTTGGTAGCCCCTCTTTCCTCCGTAGGTTTCCTTTAAAACTTTCTGGATTCGCCTCCACCACAACTTGAACCTTCCATCACAGCAGCACCAAAGTTTGTACGTCATCCATCCGCCTTTCCCGGCTTCCACTTCATTGCACAGGCCAGAGCTTCTTCTCTGGTTCTGTGCCTGTGCTCACACCGCCACATCTCATCGAAGGTCCAAGCTTTCAACCACGCTCCGTAGTAGTGGAGTCCTCCCGCACTACTTGCCTTCCACACTGGTCGATACTTCTCGACTTCCTTTCCCATCATGGTCCTCCTCTGTGCTGAAGCCAACGGAGATTCCTTCCTGCGGGAACCCCCTGACGGTGAGTTCCTTCGTTCGGGCGTACTTGACGGTGTTCCACGTTCCCTTGCAGGGGCCGGGGCCGAAGAAGGCAAGGACAAGCTTGCCGCCCTCCTCAACGAGGATGTCCACCATCTTCTTGTTCCTGATCGGGCCAGCAGACCTTCCGTAGCGGTCCCACTGTGCGTAGTAGTTCTCGTAGGTGTACCCAAGTTCCTCTGCCAGCAGACAAGCCCTCTCGTCTGCTCCACGCGCTCCCCCCACGATGAGGTGGATTTCCCCCTCGAACTCTTCACGGAGTTTTTCAAGCACGCTCTTCATTCTCTCCCGGTCGGTCCATGTCCTCGATCCACACACCAACACATTCATTTCGCTCCTCCTTCGACAGTAATCGGTTCTTGCGTGACTTCAGCTTCTTCTCTGTCTTTCTCGAATTTCTCCTCGCCTTCGTCGTCACTGGTTTGCTCCTCTTCTGAGAAAACTTTGTAGACGCAGCGGGGAAATTCATCCCCAATGGTACAGTGGAGAGGAAAGCTTGAACACGTTTTTGGGCGATCCTCGTAGCGAGTACAGACACCGTAGTCTGGAGTGATCCGTCTGAACCAGTTGCACTTGCAGGACATCCTATTTCGCTCGGTGAACGGTTCATCCAGTGGCTCCACTCCGAAAGACACCCACATCGCCATCTTCCGGGCTTCTACCTTTTCTTCTTCGGACCAGTTGTAGTGATCGAGCGGCCACTGACAACCAGACCAAAGTTTTGTTGGGAGGGGAAGGTAGAAACGTTCACAACAATCCCCACACTGGTTGCACTCAAGTTTGTCGAACTCCTCTTGAGTGATTGCTCTCATCGCTCCCCCTTCGGCCAGATGTACGGCAAGTCCGAAGGCTCATCCCATCCAAACTGTCCGTACCACTCAGGGTCTTTCCGCAGCAAGTTTGATCGGTGGCTTGCGTGAAAACTTTCGCTCCCCAGCCAAGAGGGAAGAACGATGTCCTCCAGCAACAGGGAAGGCATCGTGTTTCTGTATCCCCTCCGCACCCACTCACGTACAATGGTGTTGTAGTAGAGGGCCAAGGCTTCTTCACAACCACTCCACATCTTCACTGCGGGATGATGTTCCCACCGACTCGTGCCGGGGAAGCACAATGCTTTGAGAATCTGCATTGCCTCAACACGCTGCTTGCCGAGTCTACGAAAGTCCAAACACTTTGCAGTCTGATCGAAGTCGGCATACGGGAGGAACGTTTGCATCAGTCGCTCCCACTCCACTCCTTCACCATCTTCTTGATGGCTTTCTTCCCCGCCTTCTGGAAGATTTCCTTGACTTCGGCACGGCCAGCCAAGCTGCCCCGCCTACCATCGGTCAGGTGCCGTGTGATCGCCTTTCGTGCTTTGTCGCTGATGTCGATGGTTCCTAGATTGACTCTCATTTCGCTCCCCCTTTCTAGCTCTGCCCTTCAAAGTGAACGGGGCAGGAACGGAGAAAAACCGCCCTGCCCCATTGGGTGATGTAACGTAAACGTTGAACGTCCTCATCCAGCCCTCCTCCGCAACTGCCTAAGTTGTCTTACGTTGATGACCCGCTTTTCTCTCAGCACCTCGGTCACAGCTTCCGTGTTCAACCCCAAGTCCTCCCCATTCAGTCCGATCTCATCTGGCTTGAGTAGGCGAATCTCGATGATGTCGTCGTCCTCCCGCATCTGATCGAGGAGAAGCAAAGCTTGGAGTAGACCGGAGTAATCATACCGCCTATTGCTGGATTGGTTCTCAGCAAAGCATACACCTGAGATTAACGCTCTCCAGAGTTCAGGCAGTAACCAGACATTGTTGAAAGCTCTATCCTCCATACCGCCCCTTCTCGTGAATCTGCAAAGGGTGGGCCGGGGACCAGCAACCCGGCCCGTTTCCTGCGGACACTTCGCACGACATCGTCTAAGGGAAAAGAAAAAAGGCTACTCGTGCTCTTTGCGCTGACAACGAGGATGAGTGCCTGTATTCTATTCACGGTTAAACAATGTGCTGGCCTAGCCCGCAGGTACACCGAAGCTTGTCAGTTGGCGGCGACCTGAACCGTGACTTGCTTCACATCCACAGGTTCAGCTACTCGCTCTCCTCTTCGGCACACATCAGTATGCCAGTTCGCCTTCTTGCGAAGATCACTCAGAGGGATGTCAGTCTCGATCTCCATCGTCACCGTTACTCGCCTTGTCTTCATTATCACTCCTTTCGTTGGGCAGTAGCCCATCCATTGAAGCTAGTTCCTGTTCCACCTCAAAGCCCACTTCCCATAACGCATCAGCGACTCCCCGTGGGTCATTCGCAAACTCATCTGAAAGCTTTTGAATGTCGTCAAGAGCCGCCAGCAACCACCTCTTCGTCGCAAGCTTCATGGGAACACATTCTACACCAGACCTTTTTCGATTGCGATCTTCTCCCAAATCACAAGCGTCCCCTCGTGCCCCGGTTCCCAAACCTCGCTGGTGTCGTCAATACAGCCTTGGGGGATGAACTCCGACTTGCCGTTGATCTCACAAATCAGAGCACCCCCCATCGTCTGCCCTGTGGCCCGCACGTCCTCAAACTTTGCAACGTGCGAGCCGTAGTCTCTCGAAAAAACACCAGCCATTCTAGTCGATTCGGAAGACTCGTGAGCCACCTTCGACCGAACGGTAGATGTACTTGCGCTTCCCTTCGGCACGGAGATTTTCCTGACCCACGGCAGAGTTGACCTGTGAAGGAGCCATCTCCTCGAACGGAATGAAGAAAGAAGCGTTCTTCTTGTTCAGCTTGTCGAACGGAATCCGTTTCAAGGACGGGCGGCCCTTGGCTGGAATCTCGACATCGTACTCCACCTTCAGATCGAGAAACTCAATGGTGCGGCCCTTCGGCTTCTTACGTTCGGCCTTGACCTTATCTTTCAGTTCAGCGAGGTCCTTCTTGCCCTTCTTCGTCTTCTTCGTCTTCTTCAGCTTCTTTTTCTTCTTGGGCTTCTCTTCGATGGCAGCTTCCTCGACCTGCTTCTTTTTCTTCTTGGGCTTATCCGAGCCACCGCCAAGTGCGTTGACCAGTCCGATCTTCTTCTTTCGCTTTTTCATCTTCATGCTGTGTCTCCTTTCCATGTCTTACCCGTGAGGACATCACGAATAGTTGAGGGGCCGACTCCGAAGTGATCCGCTATCTCCTTCGGCTTCCACCCAAGCTTTGCAAAACGCTTGATCGCCTTCACAGTCTCTCTTGTCAGCTTGGCCTGTCCATGCTTTTCTCCTTTCGCCACGCGGTCTGGTCGTCGTCTCATGCCGTTCATGTTACCCGTCGCCCTGAAGTTCCTATTTTTTCTCCGCATATCCCAAACGTTTTCTGACTGAGTATCGAGAAACAGGTGGTCCGGGTTCACGCAGAGTTGATTGTCGCATCTGTGGCACACCACAAGTGGATCGGGAACGTCACCAACGAAGAGCATATACGAAAACTTGTGAGCACCGATGATCCGCCCCTTCCAACCAAACTGACCGTAGCCATCCGTTCGGATTGACGCTGTCCAAATCCAGCAACCATCTTCCCTAGATTCTTTGCTGACCTTGGCTAGAAATCGGTCTTGAACGCTTTGGTTCGCAGAGAGACTTGCCCGGTTTTTCCTTTTGAACACTGCCACTGTAGACCTCGCTATCCACCATCTGCTCTTCCAAGACCGCTCCCCTCATTCGATTCACGGCAGTCATGTAACCAAGCTGGTAGGCACAGAAGAGGACGACAAGCCACCAAGCCGACTCCCGCACGATTAGCCTCACCAATTCTCTCAAAGTTTCCATCAGTGCAGCACCGGAATCTTCTTGAGGAGCGTGATACATTCACGGAGGTACTTTTTGTCCTTCGTCTCCAGCGCGTCTCTGATGCCCCAAGCAAGGAACCACACATCTCGATCCTCGACGTACTGGAACTGGGCCTTCCGCTCAACTCCTGTCTTCTCATCAGTGATCTGTGCGTAGTAGTTGCCCTTGGGCTGACTTGATCCCTTCGCTACTTCTCTCTTCTTCGGGGGTTGCCTCTTAGTCGGTGAGGCACTGGATGCCTTTTTCTTTTTGGTCTTCATTGAGACTCCTCCCATCCAGAGTTTTGAGAAAGGCGGGGAGGGTTACAACGATGAATCCCGATGCAACCAAGATCGGAGTCTCTTCCCTCATCCGAATGATCTCGCCTCCCCGTGCTGTGAAAGCCACAAGGATCGGCCAGTGGTTCTTCGAGAAGAAAGCGACAGGAATCCAAGACCCCCTCCTTTTCTCCAAGCCTCTCTCTGATTGCTCCAACGCTCTGATGATGAACTCTAGTCTTCCTCCTTTGTTCCAAAAGTTTGCTCCGAAGTCCCAAGCCTCCGCATTTTTGCACTCGATGTAGAGCTTGTCTCCACCAATTGCACACGCCTCTTGAGCCTTCTTCGATACCAAAGCAACATCCTCACCCGGCTGACCCCCGACGCGGACCCGGAGATCAGGATTGGAACCCTCTGGAACGTATCGGACTCCCTTCCTGATCCCCGGTTTGCTGGGCGGAGCAGCCTCAATCGTCAAGCTGTATTCACGAGCTAGAGCTTCGGCAACCTTCACTTGCAGCCGCCTTCCCTTGGCTCTCCGTGACCTGTGTTCCATTGTGCTCACTCTATCAAGTCAAGCTTTGGCTGTCTAGGGCTGAAAGAAAAAACTTTGACCTCTCACCCTTTGAGTTTTCGCATCCTCCGGGCCTCGTTGATGAAGGCAATGGCTGTATCACAACGAAAATCGTATCGGTGAGGTTCTGCAAAGGCCAGCATCAGAGCCGCGTTCCAGAAGTACGGATTGTTAGGGAAGAGAGAATCTAGAGCAGCGAGCTTCTGTTCGATCTCGTTTTGACGGGAGGACTCCTTCACCTCGACCTCTTCTGGAATATCAGCTTCGGGTGGAAAAGCGGCATCCTCTCGTGGGCACTCCTTACAAAACTTGGTCGCCGCACAAGGGGTAATATCCTGCACCTCATCAAAGATGAGTCCACATCGGGTGTGAACTTTGTCCTCCGCAATCTCATGTGCCCTGTGACTTCCTCTTACGAAAGCAAACATTGTCATCGTACATTCCTTTCTTTAGCCACTCTATGTCTGTCTCACGTAATGCTTCTTGTTTACAATGTAAGAAATAGTTGGCTGTGTAACACCGTATCGCTCTGCAAGCTGCTTCTGATTTGCCAATCCATTATAGCACAGTCGCCTAATCTCATACGCATCATCCCAAGAAAGCTTTGCTCGCGGGCTGTCACCTCCTCTAATTACAGCACTTCTTCCTTTCTCTTTCATATCTAGCGAGTTCTCAGCGTGTGTTCCAAGCTTTAGGTGTGTAGGACGAACACAACCGGGATTGTCACAAGAATGCATCACACAAAGCTTTTTTGGAATACGCTTTAGCTTTACCAATATCCACATGACACGATGGGCCAATTCCAATCTTCCCTCAAAGCGAATTTGCCCGTAGCCACACAAAGTTTTTGAGCCAGTCCACTCCCAGCATCCGGGTCCCTTCTTGATCTTTTTCGACATTCGCTGGACGATGGTACTGTCTGTTGTTAGAGCACTAAGCGACTTCCATCTTCTGTTAGCTGCACTGTCCATTCCTGATCCGCCTGTACTGCCTCCGCCAAAATTGGATTGTGTGTGATTAGAAAACCTGTTCCTCTGCGACGAGCTTCGACCTTCATCCACCTACCGAACATCTCCAACCCCGTCGCATCCAAGCCCTCTTCTGGCTGGTCCCACATTCGGAGAGGAAACGGGGACGCGGAGGTTTTCTCTGCCAAGTCTTGAAGAGCCAGAAAGATTGCAAGGTCTACCCGACGTTCTTGACCTCCACTTTCTGATTCGTAGGTTTCTCCGCCCCAATTCCACTTCGTCTGAATGTTGAATTGCTGCTTGGTTGCCCCCTTTCCTGTTGTCCTCTCTGGTGAGAGGAGCACTTCGGCTTCGCTACCCGCTAACGTTTCGAGATGCTGCAACAGTCGAGCATTGAGAAAGTCGGCCTGAGACATGAGGAATCGGGAGCGAATCCCACGATCACCAAACGCAACCACCCAATAGTCCGCCATGTCGTACTTGAGTTGAAGCTTATCGTTTTCCTTCACTCGCTTCTTGAGTTCCTTGCCAACCTTCAGTTGCTTCTCTACTATCCTAGCTAAAGCTTGCTCACCGCCCCAAGTATCAGTTGTTACAGTATTTTGGTACTCGTCGCGTGCTTTCTCCGCAGCGGCCTTGAGGGTCTTCAGACGTTTTCGTCGGATGTCCTCGGCATCGTCATCGTACTTTGCCTCTAAGCGGGCGATCTCGATTGAAGTCACACCCCCACTGTCGGCAACAGCCTTGTCGTACCTCGCTTGAGCCTTGTTCAAAGCTTTTACACACCTAGTGATAGTCTTCTCAGCTTCCTTCTGAGCTTCAATGGAGGGTGCGACCTCACGCTCGAAAGCCTCCGTCACGACATTCACATCACCCCTATCGAGCACCTCCCGGCGGCAGGTAGGACAAACTCCTTCTGCCACAAGCTTTTCCAAGCTTTTCAACTCGTTGGCAATGATCGTGTCGATAACCCGCTTCTCGGACTCTGCGGAGTTTAGTTCGTCTCTCATCTCGTCCAGAATCTCAGCAGCCTTCTCAAGCTTTGCCTTTTTCCGCTGTAATTCCGGTAATTTAGCCTGTTCTGCCTTGAACTCCTCGAAAGCTTCCTTGGCCCGGAGGTATTCGTCCAACGCTTCTTCCTCCGCCTTACGACGCGCTGCCAGCCGTTTTTTCTGCGCCGCTTTGAAGTCGTCTCGTTCCCTTTCGAGTTGTTCCTTCTCGTCGGCAAGGTCTACTCCAGTGCTTCGCAGCGATTGGAGCTTTGATTCAACGATAGATTGCTCTGCCTCGATCTTGGAACGGAGAGCAACAGCGGCTTCCCTCATCTTTCTGAAGTCCACCCCTTGAATCTCATCGAACATCCGAAGCTTCGTTGCTTGATCGGCCTTGGCAAATCGCTCGAATGCACCCTGACCGAACACAACGGCATTGCAGAAAGTTTTGAAGCCAATGCCAATCTTTCGCTGGATGACCTCTTCAGCTTCCGGTCCCGTCCATTCCTCATTGCTTCCATTGACGACATAGATTCGATGCGGGCGCTCACGGACGATCCTCCACAACTCACCATCACTCTCGAACGTTAGCTTGCCTTTGCACGTCTTCTTTCCAGAGAAGCGATTGATGACGGCATCTGCCTTGAGGCCCCGAAGGGTTTGTCCGTATAGAACCCATGCCAAACCATCAGCGGCCACCACCGTCTTTCCAACTCCGTTCGCATCGGAAACGTTGCTGACTTGGTTGTCACCTTTGATGACAACCAAACCCTGATCCCGTAGCGGTATCTTCACGGGGGATTGGAAGCACATGAAGTTTTCCAATTCCAGAAACTCAAAAGCAAGCATGATACTCTCCCTCTGGATACCCAAGAGCCTTCGCTGCTAGTACATACTTCAGTGGGCCAGTGAACTTCCGCTCCAACATCGTATGCAAAACAAACGAAGTACCCATAGGAATTCCTATGTAGATCCACTCCGGGTCAGGAGTGATAACCGCTTCACCCTTTCTTTCCGGGTCTGACCGTAAAGTCAGTTCGACAACGTACCCGTCTACTTCGATCCAAGCGTGTTCGATGGGAATGATCGCACAGTTGAATACAAAGCCTTCGACGTACTGTGCTCTGTCCAAGCTCGCCACGAGCGTCTGCGTCGTGTGGAAGCATTCCTTGATCGGTCCACCAAAATCCTTCATCACCTTAGCGATATCAGGAGGAAGAGATTCCCGATTTCTTGGTTGATACTGACTGAGAAGCCAATCAGTAACCGCTTCAACCTTTGGTGCAAGCTTTAGTCCTTTGCCGTGCCAAAGCGGGAGAAAGTCCTGACACTCCTCGACGGTCATCGGCATCGCTTGGGATACTTAGCATAGTAAGCAGCCCACTCCCGTTCACTCTTCGACTTTGCAGCAGCCCTAGCCACCAGCTTCTTGATCTCTGGTTGCTCGTTGAAGCGATTCCAAACTTTGATGCGCTCCTCCCTATCGACCATCGACATTTGGAGAGCACGTTCCAAAGCGCGTCTTCGCCCGGTGAGGGTATCCCATTTGTCTTTGTCACTCAGATAAACCCGCGCCAGTATCGGTTCAATGGGATGATTGTCTACAGATACTTGGCAGCCCATGTAACGACACCAGCGAACATTCTCGCCTGTCTCCGAATCGTTCAGCATCACCCGTGCTGCAAAGAACATGAAGTGGTAATCGTTTTGTCCTAAGCAGATGAAAAATTCAAATCTTCCTCTACTCATTTCGCTCCTCCTTCCTTCCAGAGTTTAAGTCCAAGCTTTGCTACGTCTCGTGCCGAAAACTCCTCACCCGGCGGCACTGCCCGGACGTAGCCCTCGATGATGTCCACTGGAGACATCGCAGCGTTGATCTCCTCCTTTCTCTCGATCTTCTGTACCTTCCGAATTGGTCTGAACTCTAACCAGCGGGCTTTGGTTTCTTCCTGCACCTGTTCCGTGTTGAGACTCATTCCCACTGGAACAAGCACACGAACGAAGTCATCCTTGAACTTTCCCCACGGCACCTTGCTGGGAAGCCGCTTCGATAGGTCGATCACTCGATACCGTGGTGCTTTGATCCGCAGTTCAGTAGCCTTGATGCTGTCAATGCGTCCCTTCTCAGCATTCCAGTCGATCTCTACAAAGTACACACCCTTGTCGATTTCCCGCTCGCCCCAATTCTGAGCATAAGGACTACCACAGTAGTAGACGCCACCAAGTTTTTGTTTCTTGTGAACGTCCCCAAAGAAAGCGGCATCGAACTTCCTGTTCTTCGGTGGTCCTGAAAGTCCAAAGTCAGAAAGCTTGAGCGGTGCCCCCGATGGTCGGTATTCAATTGGACCCACGGCTGACCCCTCGAACATACCATGACCAAAGAGAATCCTCGCTCCGTGGAACTCAGCATCTCTAAGAAACTGAGGTAAGGCTTCCAGTGTTGGTTGCCAAGGCCAAAGAGCGATGGGCATCTCATCGAAGATGTCGAGGCGACCGACGAAGGGTTCTGAATGGCATCTCATGTGCAAGCGAAGGGGAGCCAATGCTGACTCCCCCGTTGTCTCTTTCCCTGTGCCGTCGTGATTACCGTTGCCTGAAAGAGCGAGGACCTGAACGTGAGAGTGCCGTTCACAGATGTCGATGAGGCCGCTCAGAGCTAGCTGGTCCCATGTTCCTTTTTGCTGTTTCAGATCACCAGCAACCACGATGGGGCATTCGTACTCAGAAGCGTAATCAAAAATTTGTTCGACTACGGACAGACCATCATTCAGCCGGTCTAGTCCGTTGTTCTTGGAACAACTCCGAAAGCGATGTAGATGCCAATCTGCCGTGTGTATGAATGAGCAGCAGTTCATGCCGAACCCATTGGTTTCATCGAAGCGACATGGTTATTATAAGTGTTACTCAGCTTGTCAGCCTCCTTTGCTGCGTTCAAAGCTTGTCCTCTAATGATTGAGGACATTTCCTTCATCAATGTAAAGGTAATACGCGCTTCCTTTCCACATTCAGGATCAGCAAGCTTATTTTTCAATCCGTCTGAAAAGCTTTCGAGGGATAGGATAACGTGCGCCCAAAGAGGCGTGGATAGACAAATAGAAGTCTTTTCAGCTTCAACTACAGAAGCCATTTCCACGCAAGCAGCGTCTATCATCCCCAAGATTTTAAGAGTACCCTCATTCTGAGGCTCGCTGATGTGATCTGAAATAGCACCTGCGACAGCTTCATTGGTGAGAGTTAGAAGCTTAACCAGCGAATTCATTGACTGTGGAGAAGGAAACACAACTTCCTCGAACAAGTTGTCCTGCCCCTTTGAAACTTCCTCAGTAATGCGCTCGGTGGCCTTGTGAAAGGCTTTCTCAATCTTCTTTACGTCTCTTCTTCTTAGTCCTCTTGCCATTGCGCCTCACACTTTCCGGCCCGAGAACTTCGAGATTGTCCAGAATCCACTCCTCCCACAAAGCTTGTGAAGAGAATGTTCGCTTCTTTGCAGTTGGAAGATGGTGGACAACCTTCTTACCATCGAAGTCCACAACGCCTTCTTCGAGCAGAACTTCAAGAAGTCCTGCTACAGGATTGATCCCGGTTTGGAAGTCGAGGTAGATGTCACATTCCCGCCCAAGCGTTCCTCCAACCTTGGACTTGTTTACACGGGCATGAACCCAAAAGCCAGCGACGTGCCCCTTCTCCGTAACCTTCAAGCCTAGCTTCTTTCGGAGTTCCTTCGGGAGCCTCGATCCGCGATACGGGGAGAACACTTTACCCTTCTGTGAGGGATTGAGAAAGATTTCGAGAGAAGCGTAAAAGTGAGGTGCATTGCCTCCCCCCGTTGTGCTCTTGTCACCGAACAGGATCATTGGGTTTGTCCGTGTCTGGTTGATGAGAACTACAGTTGTTGGGTGCTTGTTCGTTTCGCCTACGACCTTTCTGAAGGCCGCACCTAAAGCTTGTGTCCTTCCTCCTCCATAGTGGAAGGAACCACTCTCAGACAACCCTGAGTCTGCCGTCTTCTTCGCTTCCATTGCCTCGATTGAATCAACACCCCAAATAATAGGTATCTCCTTATCGACAGCACGGATTGTACTGGCAAAGCTGAGTCCCGCATCGAAAGCAGACTCAATCGTATCTGGATACATGATCTTCACTTCCGACAGATCAAGTCCAATGCGGTCTGGAAAGTACGGGTCCCGACTCCCCTCCGACTCAGTACACACCGCAATCCCCTCCAACTCTTGAACCGACTTGAACAGATGGTCGAGGATCAAACTTTTGAGTGTGCTCCACTTGCCCGCAATATGGACAAGCCGACCTCGCTTGGGGCCGACCGGGATTCCACCGGGGTTGAAACCCCGGCAGACCCGGTCTAGGGCCAAGCTCCCCGTGGACACCCACAGCGAGGGAGTAATGAGGGAGTCGGAAGCTGTCTCGATGGCAACACCGCCTTTCTTCTTGAACCTCTTCTCGACTGCTGTGCTTGCCAGTTCGATCAAAGTTTTTCGATAATCAGCGGCGTCACCACTCTTAGGCTTCCGTCCCATTGCTAACCTCTACTTTCGGCCCTTCCCCTTCTTGGCAGGAGCCTTCTTCGGAGCCGCCTTCTTCTTGGCAGGAGCCTTCTTCTTGGCGGGCTGTTTCTTTGGAGGTGCTTTCTTGGTAGGAGCCTTCTTGCCCTTGCCCTTGCTGCTCACCTCTTTGTCGAGAGCGGCGAAGAGGTCATCGTCATCATCTTCATCATCCTCCTCGTCATCCTCCTCGTCATCCTCTTCCTCGTCCTCATCGTCACCTTCATTCTCCTCGTCTTCGTCGTTTTCTTCCTCCTCGTCGTCGTCCTCCTCTTCCCCCTCTTCGTCGGAGTCCTCCTCATCGTCCTCCTCGTCTTCGTCGCTTTCCTCTTCCTCGTCGTCCTCCTCTTCCTCGTCTTCGTCGCTTTCCTCTTCCTCGTCGTCCTCCTCTTCCCCCTCTTCTTCCTCCTCGTCGTCCGTCTCCTCCTCTTCTTCGCCTTCGTCCTCTTCTTCCTCGTCGTCGAAGCCAAAGTCCTCTTCTTCCTCTTCCTCGTCGTCGCTTGCCTTGCTCTTCGACTTCCGCACCTTGGACTTCTTCGGAGAGGCATTGTCCTCATTGGGGACCTCATCCGGTTCCACTCCGAACAAAAGCTTGTAGATTTCGGAGTAGCTACGAACGTCGCCTTGCACGATCTCTTCAAGGTTAGCCATCTCGTCTTCCCACCCCTTCCACTCTTGCTTGTCCGCCTTATCGAACAGTGGCGAGGAGTTCTTCACGGGCTTGACTGACCAGCGGTCGCCCTTCTTGGCAGGACGGATGAACCTGAGATCGTATCCCTTCTTGATGTCAGACACGTCGTCGTAAGCAGCATCATCGTCACCGCCCCCGGTCATAATGTCGATGATCTGAGTGAAGAGCGTTCCTTGCAGAACCACGTAGCCGATGTCGTCAGTGGTCCGATCTTCCTTCTTGCCAACCGCCACGTTGTAAAGAAACACCTCAGAGGGTGAGAGATCGACTGCCGTCTGCCGCTCGTCTGGGTCCTTGCTCTTGGACAAAGCTTTCGACTGTTCACAGACGGGGCAAGTTTTCCCGAACTGCTTCCGACACCAGACAGGAATTCGGACTCCCGGCTGAGTCGCGGAGTCGAGCCAGTGCTGCTTGGCTGCCACATAGATCGGTTTGTTGTCGTCACCATCCCACCGGGGCAGCAGACGCAGCGTCACGGAACTTCCCGGCTGCACGATTGCGTTCTTGCCAGAAAGGTCGATCCGGTTACCACCACCAAACATCGACTGCTTGACGGCGGCGCTTTGCTTCATCATTTCCTCTTTCAACGCTTTGCTCAATGCCATTTGTATCCTCCTTCTCTGTTGGTTGAACTTGGCCCCTCTTTACTGCATCCTCTTCCTTCTCGCTCTTTCTTCTTTCCTCTTTGCGTTTTCCACTCCTTTCTCTGGTCTGCTCTGAACCACCAGCCCAGCGTCCATTTCCGCCCTCATGTTTCTGGCTACCTCGATGAGACAGTCTTTCCGGTGCATCATCGCTTGACGCCCGACAACGATTCTGTCGAGCATGACTTGTGCTCGTGCAACCGTATCTGATCCTTCTTGGTAGTCGTCTCGCTTCACCATCTCTGACCGAATCCGGTCGAGAGTCGGTTTTTTCCCGTCCTGTTCTTCGGTCAAAGTTTTCTCGATCCGCCGGAAGAGATCAGCTTCCAAAAGCTTCATTCCATTCTTTGCCTCTTCCAAGTTTTCTTTCGCCACACATTCCATCGCTGCCCAATGAGCAAACCGATTTGCGTGGTCAACCAAAGCTTCATTCAGACCTTGGGGGTCCGAACTGAAGGCCAGTTGAGCGGTAAGGTCCTCATCGAAAACCCGACCACTCAAATCAATTGACATGGACACCTCATTCTCTGTGATGTCCACTTCGTTCTTCTCCTGTCGCTTCATTCTGCTCCTCCTTTCAGTTTAGGGAATAGGAATCCCAACGGTGCTTGCCCACTCACACGACACTATATCAAGTCGTCAAGCCCCTGTGAAGTGTCCAACTAAAAAAGTTTTGACTGACGATTTTTCGTTCCGGGCGCGGGACGGCTCTTCCGAATCTCTTGGGCTACGATCTCTTCCCCTAGAATGACCAGTTCCCGGTGAAGCTTCCGTACCTCTTCGATTGCGTTCTTCTCGCTCTTGATGTCCTCTTCGATTCCAAGTTCGACTGTTTGCCACGGTCCCTGCCCAACTTGGAAGCTTTTCCTGAACGTTGCCTTTATTCTCTTGCTCATTTCGCTCCTCCTTTTGCCAGAAATTTACTGAATGACTCAGCAAGCTTTTGAACTTCCAACTCCCACCCGTCTTCCAATGTAAACATGACGTGAGGCGGAAGCTTCTCGATTACTTCCAGCCTCTCATTGAGAAGAGTTCGTTCTCCCTGTGGAGAAATGATCCCCGTTTCAAGACGCTCTCCATCCTCTGCCTTGAAGTTCTCAATGCACCAACGGAGTTTCTTAGATGCAAGGGCGATTCCATTGATGTGCTCATAGCAAGAGATGATAGGAATATCTGGAGTACCCTCAACTACGAATACCGCATGAACTTTGTCTGGTCGGAATTCTTCAGGAGTCAATCCATCGAGCCAAGCACATCTGAATTGTTTGCATGAAGGCGGCCTGTCCTCGTAGATGTCACACCCCTTTCCTTTTGCATGAGGGCACCACTTTCCGCCCGGTTTGACGATCTCGACGATTGAGAGACACTTGCAACAAAGCTTGCACTCACCACATTCTCTTTCCATCGCTCCTCCTATCTGACGGGCATTGGCTCAAGTCCAAACTCCTTCGCCACGTCGTTGTAGTCCCGCAGATTGCCCATGTCTGGACCTACTTCCAGATCAACTCTGTACGGAACGTCTGCTTTCAATCTCCAATCAAACGGAAGCGCACTGCATCTCCGTGCGATCACCTTCATCACTGGTTCGACATACCCCGGACCGCAATCCCCCCAACCTGAGTCGTGAACCGTGTTCGTATGCCAAGCTTTGAATGGTTTCCCTCCCGGTCCCGGTCCTTCGTGGAACTGCCAGTTCTTCGCTTCGGGAAAGAGCACTCCACCCTTGTCCTCCCACATGGGAACAACTCTCAACTCGACGTACTCACCATGAAAGCAAAGAGCGAGCATCCACAGATTGTCTGTTGCTGACATTCCCTGAGTAGGTGTGTTCGCAGCAACGTGAAAGCAGTGGTCGAGTTCTCTCCAAGCTTGCCGATCACCTCTAGGAACCCTCCACTGACTTTTTCCAAAGCGAATTCCAAGGAACTTTGCGTTTGCTGGAAGCTCGATCCAACGCCTCCTGCCGTATCCATCTTGGCAGTACCCATTCTTCCCAAGAAAAGCTTTGTCCCACTCGTACATTTCAGCGAGTTCGGGATAGCCCTCGAAAAATCGTCCGTGCCTCAAGGCAGATTCCTCATCCGTCCAGAATACACGCGCCTTGAGGAGCAACGTTCGTTGTAGGGTATAAGACGATCCACCGTACAGAAGTGAGAAGTTTGAAATTTTGCCAACAACATCCCGCTCGTAATCTCCCTTCTTGTAGGTTCCGTCTTCAGTATCGTACATCAGAGCAGCAGTCTTGCCATGCGGGTCCTTACCATTTCGGATGTAATCCCACAGAGTCAACTCACTCTTGCAAAAAAGCTTTGTGAGCATAGCAGCGCGAACAGCCATCTCAGCACCCGAAATGTCCCACTTGAAACAGGAACCGTGCTTACGCGGGTCCCAATCCTCCGGGTCCAAGCACGGTTTTTCACGGGGAACGAAGCAACGTTTGATCCCAGCCGCTACTTCTTTGTCTGCTTTCTCTGGAATCTGATGAACAGGGGGATCGGAAGCACTCAGACGCGGAGTTCTCACAACTCCCCAATTAAACTTTGGATGGATTGCCCCATCAGCGCGAACGGCTCTAGCAAAGGGTAGAACGTAAGTAGCTACAGCCTTTGCCAGCGAACTGAGCTTCAGAAGATCAGAAACCTCTGGAACATCGTCTTTTCTAGGATTTGCGATGGAGGCGTATCTCATTAAAGCTTCAGCACTGGTGGCGGGCTGCTTCGTTTTGTCCGTAAAAACCGTACATTCCAGCCCCAAGCCCTTGCGTCCGTAGAGAAACTGCCGAAGCGCAATCGTACTAGGTCGATGGGCTGCACTGAATGTGAGGTCCATTCCTTTCTTTTTTGCCTTCCGCGTTAGCCTCTTTTCAAGCTTTGCTATGCGTTTGTTGAAGTCAACATAGCAATCGTTAAGTCGTTCCATGCTAACGGGAATACCAGCGATACGCATGGAACTTACAGCAGTATTCGCTGGCATCAAGATCTTGTGGTAGTAGTCTCCAATCTTCATTTTGCTCCTCCGCGCTTATGGCTTCTAGTTCTATGGTGCTCCGCGTCCACTTTGCTGCTCCATTTCTTTTCGCTTTCGTGGACGAATTGCCCTACCGGACCCCGACTTCTGAGCACGTAGAAAAGTTTCACCATCGAAGTTGAATGAAGAACCGCACTTCGCGCATTGTAGATCGGTTGTTGCTGTCATCAGTTCGGCCTTTAGATATTTCAAGAGTTCGCGCATTGCAGCGGCTTTGCCCTCCTCGAATCCCCAACGATAGGAATCATCATTTCTCTGTCCCTGAAAGATCAGTCCAGAGGAAGGACTCATGTTCTTCGCTCTTTTCTCAGCAGTCTCGATCTGCCCATCCATTTTCTGAATAAGCGTATCGTCCAGAACGAGGATCAATTTTTTCATACACAATACTTTCCATTCTCCATGAACCCATGCAATTTTTTCACGAGGCGGAAAGTTGCTACGGCATCACGGATTGCACCTTCAGCTACCACCTCCAAGGGAAGATCCCGCATTTCTGTTTTGTCAGCTTCCCAATATGTTGGTTCTTTCAAGACTTCAGTCACAGCACGAGCAAGCGTATTCGAGGATCGTCTACCGTCACCTAAAGCAATCAGAGCTAGCAGACCATCACCTCGCCTATTCGTGACTTTCTGCGTCCAACCCTGTGCGACTAAACCTTCTTCATCGAAGTTCCCGTGGTATGCCCACTTGTCCGCACCACTGGTGAATACTTCAGTAAGTAGTTGACCACCTTCGGTACGAATCTCCAGCGGGATGTTTTCCTCATCCTCTTTCAGATCGACATAGAATCCCCCTTTGTCACTTGTTGCAAAAGCGATTCCTCGAACTCTGAAGTCGGGGTGGAAAGGATCAACAGCCACTCCCTTCCTAGAGGGAAACTTTTTCGCATCATAGGTTTCAATATCGAACGCCCACGGAGTTTTCTGCAAGGCAAGCTTTGTCAGAAAAGGAATAGCGGTGTCGATGTTCTTGCAGACGATCTGCTTGATGCTTGGCAGTTTGTCCTGACGGTTCACCCGCTTTGCCATTCGGAAGATGTCTTCCTCGAACTGCTTTGCTCGTTCGAGACTTCCCGATCTCAAGATCGCTGCTGGGTGCCATGTAGCAATGAATGGACGACGAACGGGAGAGAGTTGCCAGAGTCCACGTTCCTGCGTGATCTGCGCTTTCCGGTCTTCTTTGACTACCTTAACTGCGTCGGTCCCACACACCAGCAGCGGGCCAGTGCCCGTCTTGTAACTGGTGGTGGGAGTGAGAAGGTCATCCATGAAGAAACCTTCACACCTACGTCGCGCCTTGTTCCATTCGGCATTGAACTGATCGTCGATTGGGCGGCAACGAGTCAGATTGACGTAGCCGACATCCTCTGTAGGATCAAGACCAGCTTTAGCTAGTATCTTTCGGAGGAGCGCACCAGCCCGACCTACAAAGTTCTTGCCCTGTATTTCCTCAGTCTGTCCGGGTGCCAACCCGACGACTGTTACTTTTCTGTTCGGTGGGAGAGTCGGCAGAACTTTGATTCTCTCCCGAAGCGGACAATCCTCACAGCAGTCACCCAGCAGTTTCGTCCTTCCCAACGCTTTTACGAGTGCCATCCTTCTCCTCCATCTTCCTAATCTCTTCTTCTTCGATTTGGATTTCTCGATTCACCAATCGCAGCCCTGCTTGCCAGAACATGATACAGACAAGCAGAAGAACTCCAAACATGATAAAGGATTCCTCTATAAACGCTTTTGCGGCTGTCGTCAGGGCTACCCCACTGATGAAGTAAAGATGACAGGCGGTTCGTCTCTTCGGCCAATAGTCTTTCTCGAAAGCTTCTCTGAACTCACTCAGCATATCAGACCTCCGCTGCTGGTCTTTTGCCAAAACTTTCTGGCACCGATTTCGGAAGCACGACCAGCCGCCCGTCTGGTTTTTCGATCACCCTCATCCTGTGTCCATTTGGTAGATTACCAAGAGACAAGAGATAGACGGTTGTTTCCAAACCAGATCGCTTCCGTTTCGGAAAGATCCTATGGAGTTCATCCACAACCTCCGACCGTGTGAACCCGTTGCTCCCTGCTTTCAGCATGAGAGCAACGGCAGTTGCCATCACACCCGGCTTAAAGTTTTTCTTAGGAGGCGGCCTTTTGCCTTCTAACCTCCTTCCTCGGTTCGTCAACCGGACCTTGGGTAAAGCTTTTTTTCGCTTTGGACTCAAGGCCCGGATGATCTCTTCCTGTGTTGCTATGTCATTCAAAGGATCATTAAGGTAATCATTGATCGTAGGCATCGCTGCCTCCTTGGATTACTTCTTGGCCTTGACCTTCTTCCTGAGACGAATTGCCCTCACAGGTTTCGGTCCAACCATGCCGCTCAACGTCTCGGTAATCTCGTCCAACCCTTCAGCAACAGCTTTACGAAGCTCTCTCACTGCGCCTCGTGCTTCATCGTTGTCGGTGGAGTAGTACCGGAGTTCATCCGGCTCGAACTGTTCCAGTAACTCCTTGACCTCCCCAACAATCGCTGCGAGGTCTTTGTCACTCGTGATGTTTCTGCTTCCGAAGTTGTCAACAAACTCGATGATCCGGTCGAAGGTGACGTTCTTGAATGTCAGCGGCTTGCCGTCTTTCTCACCCTTCAAGATACCAGAGAACTTGTCGAGCATACCCTGAAGCCCAACCCGCATGAGCAATCGAATGTCGTCCCACAGGAGATTGTACTGCTCATTCATCTCTGCCGACTTCGCTTTGTATTCCTCCGGGTCGATGTCTTCGAGTCGGGCAGGAACATCGAGTTCCACAGGTGTCCACCGCATTCTGAACAACTCACGATACTGCTCCTCCGTGTAGTAATCCGACTCGTCATAGTGCTTGCCGAGTCTTCGTTTCGCTTCCTCCTTCAGACGGGGGATGGCTTTGATGAACTTCTCGATCAATCCACTACGGATTGCCTCTCGATCCCGCAGCAAAGCATTGACACTGGCAAGATCGGTAATGAGGATGGTATAGAAACCGTGCATCCCTCTGAAGAATGGAAACGTCGTCGGTCGCTTCCTGATGAGGTTCGTTGTCTGGTTGTCGAAGGACTGAACCGCTTTCAGTTCCTTGCTGTCCATGATGTCCTTCGTGACATGGAACATCGAATTGTCTGCCTCAAGTTCCACGTCCGCCGAATCAATCTTTCTCTCGATTCCCGGTTTGCTGAATGAGAGATGAAGGATCATCGTTCCCTTCTGGATTTGAACTCTCTTTGTTTCCTGTTGTGCCATTTCGCTCCTCCTTTCGTTTGCCCAATTAACGACGGATGAGTTGGTGATGATGCTGCGTCGGTGTTGCTTGCGCTTTCTTCTGTGACTCTGTCTTGCCACCAGTCATGCGTGCCATCATTGCCATGAACTCATCTGCGTTCTTGTGATTCGCTGCGCTGATCCTCCCTGTCGTTGTCTTGATCGTCCCATCTTCCATGATCTCGATCTCCAACTGATCGTTGCCCATTACGCTCCTCCTTTCTTCTTGATCCGAATTGCCCGACCAAGTTTTTTTGCAGCTTGTGAGAGTGCCCCGCCACCATCATCGGACGGCATGGCAAATGTTGTCGGTGCTCGCTCCTTCAACATCTTCATCTGCCCCATTATCTCCTCAAGGCGTTCTCGAAGTTCAAGAGTTCTCCGCTGAAGTTGGACTGTCTCTCGTTCCCTTGTTTGCTGTAGCAGTCTTTCCTCTTGCCATGAATCCCAACGCTGTCTTGCGAGCACAGCAAACTTTTTAACGTGCTCACAACTGAGATTGTCCGGCCACGCCATGCAAGAACACCGCAGAGTACCTTCCACATCCAGAACCACTACGTGCCGCTTTTCGTCTTCCTCAACCCACCAAACAGCAACCGCATCCATCTGCTTTCCAAAAGCTTTGGCAGGTGTGGAAATGGAATCGAAAGTTTCAACGGGAACCTGAATGCTAGTCATCGCTTCGGCTTCCAGATCCCGACGAAGCTGACTGATTGCCCGCTGCCTTGCATTCCTATCAAGCCTTAGTTCATCGGCTCGCCTTCTGTCCTCCCTCATCTGCTGAACCAACTTGGAACGCATGGCTTTTGCCAGTTCCGCATCGGCTGACAGCTTTTGTACTGTGGACGTAAATCGTTTCATCGCTATCTCTGCTTCTTGTGCTTGCTTCACAAAGCCAAAGACACCTTTAGAAGCGTCTCTGAGCAACGAACCGATTAGGCCCAACTTGCTTGAGGTTCCACTTGAACGTTCGGGCAGTGGATTTGACGACTTGGGTTGAGTAGGCTCGCTTGATTCGGTTGACGAAATCGGTTGCCCGTTGCCCTGTTGCATCGAGTCTGATGTCGCTTTTTCCGATCTCTCCTGAGATTCCGGTTTGTTTGTCATAGAAACTGACAGTTCTTCCGTACTCATTGAACTGAATGCCCTCCGCCTTCAAAGCTTCGATCAGCTTTTTCCTATCGGCCAGTTTCAACTCCAACCTATTGTAGATGATTCTGTCACAAGGCATTTTCGCTCCTCCTTTCTACTGACGAGTCTTCGGTCCCTTTACCCGAATCTTTCGCCCCTTCTTGGTTGATTTCTCCACGTCCAGCCTCACGTAGGTTCCTTCATAGCTTGCCGACAAGAACTTTCCATCCGCCATCTTCCTGAGACGATTGACTGCTTCAGGATCGCTCTTCATCACGGGGACGATGTAGTTGGAAGCCTCTTCGAGAGAGATGCCCAACCTCCACGAGAGTTCACAAACATTTCTGATCTCCGCACCCGTCCAGTTGTGATCGTTTGGAAGAGTGCTGTTCTTCAGGTTGTACCTTTTGAGGTTCAACTTCCAAATAGGCTTTCGCTCGTCCTCTGAAGGAATGTCGAAGTACCAGATGCCGTACTTGAACCGTCTCCGCAATTCCGGTGGCAAGCTTTCCAGCCTGTTGCACGTTGCCACAATGAACACACCATCACCACCGATTCCGTAGACGGTTTTCATCATGCCTCTCATCTGAGCTTCCGACTGACCAACGAGAGAGCCTTTGACCGCTCCAAGATCCATTGCGATCACTGGTTTGCCGTAGGTGTTGCCCATCGCCTGTGCCACCATCGACTTTGCAGTCCCCGGAGGACCTACGAAGATGCAGCCAGACCAGTTGTTGTCCTCCATCGCTCTAAGCATCACCCCCAACTGATCCTGACTGACACCAGAAGAATCAGCCACGCCGCCGAACGCTCCAGCGAACATCTTTTCGATCTCGTCGATGAATAGTACCGTAGTCGGTGGGTACTCCCCAGCAAACAGCGGCTTACTGAATTTCTTGATCTGATCCAATCCACCAACATCGTTGAGGGTGAATCGACGTGGGAGAAATGCTAGTCCACGAGTTTGCTCGATCATCGTCCGCTTTCTGTCCCACACATCGTCAAGATCGACTCCCTCTTCGGTGAGGCACATTGCCGTCACTTGCTCTGCTGGAAACGCTGCCAAGCCCCTCAGAGCAAATATCGTATCGGCTTTCTTTCTATTCGACGGTGCTTCCAAGTCCGCTGCTGCGTACACAGTATCGACGATCTCTCCAAGCTTTTCGTCATCTGGAAGCGGCTCACTAAACACAATGATGTCCTGTGCCAGTTCGTCCGGGGGCCGCAACATCGGTGAGGGAAGAATGAGAGTTCTGAATGTTGACTTGAACTGATCCCTCAAGTTCCAGATACCCTGTGCCACCGCCTCACTACCCGGAAGCTGTGGGTTCAAGTAACGTTGTGCATTGTGAAAGTAGACGATTGTCTGTTCGGGAACCTTCGGGAGAAGTGCCAACGCTTCCGAAGGATTCTGTGAGATGGCAGCAATGTCCACTTCCGGGGGTGCCAAATTCGCCACTACCTTCTGTCCGATCTGATTTCTTCCAACCAAACCACGGATGATGTCCCACTCGATCTGAGGGACCTTGTCTCCGCCTTCCTCCTCATTGACGACTGCCTCTGAGATGGCCGCAATCGTCGCTGCTGGATCGGATGTCTCGACTCCTATCAAGGGAGTCGAAACACTCCTTGCAGACAACACAAGTTCCTGAATCTCTTTCATATCGCTCCTCCTTTCGTTGTGCCCCCGTGGGGGCTTGCCCAATGTGTCGGGATTATCCCACAAGTTCAAAGCTTTGTCAAGTTCCGTTCAATCGGTCGCCCGACTTAATACGGCTAATATAACTTTCAGATACTCCAAAGCGACGGGCGATGTCTCGTTGAGGAAGAGTACCAATCAAACGAAGAACAGCCACACGAAGTTGCTTGCCACTGTGTGTGATTTTACCTCGGCGAGTTCGACCACGTTCAACCATGTCTTGTGAGTTATCCGCTGGTGTTCCTAAGTAGAGATGTCTTGGATTGCAACAAGCTTTGTTATCGCACGTATGGCAAACAAACATTCCTTTTGGAGCAACTCTGCCATTAGCAAGCATCCAAGCCACACGAGAGGCTGGCTTACCGCTCCAAACACCATACCCATTCCGTAGAGGATACTTCCAGTTCCAACAATCATTTTCTCCTCTAATTCTGACACTCTGCCAAAAGTCCCGCACCCATGCCTCGATCTCATTTTTTGTCATGGCAAGACTTTACCACACATATAATGGGTTTGTCAAGTGCCGAAAAATGGCTTAAAAATCAACCGTTTACGGCTGGCAAGCTTTTCGGTCTTGTGGGGATCAATCAGTAAGTAATCCGCGTACAGCACCCAATAAAGTATTCATAGGTACGGTACATAGGGTAGCTCCACTTGCAGCATCTTTTCCATTCTCCCAGAAACCTAGCTTGGTAGGAATGCCCCAAGCTTTGACCTCTGCTCCTAAGCGGATAACCTTCCTACGGGGAACGTCTGCATCAAGAGCCAAGGTTACGCTTCGTGGTTTCTTCAGATAGACCAAGGCAAGCTTTTCTGAGGACAGTTCCGCACCAAACAGACCGACTGCCTTTGGACCTCCCTTGTGATCCTGATTCCACCGGAGAACATCCCCTATTCCTTCAACTAGCAGGACCGCATCTCCTTTCTCGACATCATCCAATCCGTAGAGCAAGGAGTGTGTTGGAATTCCCGCTTCAACTTTGTACTTCGGTAGAACGTGGTCGTACATCGTTCGACCTTGAAACCCGACCATCTTTCCATCTTGGAAAATGGGAGCGATTATACGCCACAACCAAGCTTTGTGCTCATCCGGCATGGATGAAACGTTACTGGTTGAAACTACCAAACCAGCTTTTGCCGCTTTCCAAGCTTGGACTCCCCATTGATCTCGAACGAACTTGATCGCATCACGCCTGTCGAGAATCGGATCAACAGGAAAAGGAATTTCAACTTCTGTATGCTTTATCTTCTCCCGTTTTGGTGGCCGCGTCCTGCCAGGAAAAGTCAACCTCAGAAACGTATAGGCTTCACCCTTCATTCTGTAGCCCTCTAGCTTCTGTGCCCAAGCGAGAAAACCTCCTTCCATCTTCGGGTTTGCCACACATCCTTCATTCCAACACCCAGCGGCCCCATGACTTGTTCGATCTGTGACGGGCAGGACCCATCCACGTCCTCTGCTATCTCCACAGAAAGGACAATCGAAAACCATGATGCCGTTGTAGCGAGTCGAACGAACTGCGACGCGGGATCGAACGTATCGAGGGATGTCCACGAGATCGGGTAGAGGTGCCCATGCGCTGAAGCGACTCATTGGAGCATCGTCCCTTCTGGCATCTCTGGACGCATCGCTGTGATGCACTCAAGGATGTAACCTCCCTGAAGAGCATCATCGTCCAGTTCCTCCGCGCTCTTTGCAAAGTGGAACTGATTGTCTTCCTCGTAGTAAGTCAGTATCCAAGCTTTGCTCATCCACTCTGTAATCGCCACTCCCAAGATCGCAGGAGTGATCTCCGCGTCGTCACCCTCGATGGAAAGGATTGTATCCTGAACAATCACCACAGCATCACAATCAAGTTCCTTCAGCAGGTAGTTAATCGCCTCTCCGAAATCTTTGAGGTCATTGGGGAACTCAAAGACGCCCGCTGCTACCCAACCCAAGTGCTCTTTGTGAATGAGAACCTTGCCGGGAGGGAAGAGATCACGGAACTGCATGAAGTGGTCACGAGCGTCAGCCATTGAAGAAAGAGCAAACTTTGCTGCTTCTTCTTCCAAATCCATATCGCTCATTCCAAATACTCCTTTGCAAACTTGACCGCGAGGGCGTGACCCGCCACAGCCTCATCCCATGTGCAGTACCTCACCTGATAATCCTTAAGAAGCTCGTCCTCCTCTATTCCGAAGATCATTGTCTCGAACAGGAGTGGAGGACAACCGCCGAAGCTGTGATCCATCCCGAGGAAAACCGTGCTGACGACAATATCCTCCGAAAGCCTGTCAAGACCAACATGGCGATCCGCCGCCTTGAACCATTTTCCCCATTCAACCGCATTGTCAGTAGGAACAGGAGTTTGTCCTTCCAGAACGTACATATAGCTCATTTTCGCCGCCTCCTTTTTCTGACCAGTGTTTCTCGCGCAGCCGCTACAAGCTTCTTGACGGTCTTCGGATGATTGTAGCCCCAAATCACAGCATCGAAAGAACTACCCATTGGGAACCATCCAGCTTCCGCAGGATAGTCATTCTCCACAATGTAAGTAATACACTTCACGATCTCCTTTTTCAATTTCTGTTTCATCAGAACCACGGGAACCAACCATCATCCTTCCGCGCTGGTTTTGGAAGGCTGATCTTTACGGTTGCCTTTCTCTTCTCGCGTCCAGCTACTACCCGAAAATCGAAGTTGGTGCCATCCTCCTCTTTTACCTTTCGGACGAGCTTCTGAACCGCCTCATTGAATGACTCACCTCGACAGAATTTTCTGCCGATCTTGGCTTTGAAGTATCCCGGCTTCTTCCGCGTCCCCTTCACCCAATCAACAGTGATCTCAGCCTGACGGGGATCGGGAACTTCACGAAACTCTGCAAGCTTTTCTTCAGCCCATCGGTCTAGGACGTACCCGCCAACCGACATGACCTCCGGGTGCTTCATGTGGTGGTCACAAAGCTTGATGACCCGCACAGGAACTTCCTCCTCCGTTTCTGGAACCATATAGGTCCATGTCGGATTCTTCCGGTCTTCGATGAGCACGCAATCACAAGGCTCAACGAATTCCCGTGGAGTGACACCTGTTTCCGAAACGTAATGTTCCGGGGGTGCCATCTGTCTCTTGATCTTGATTCTGTCCCGAATAGGGTCCAGAAGTTCTGCTAGCTTCTGCATATCGCTCCTCCTTTCCGTCTGCCCGTTGCCCATCGGACTGACGTTTAACGTGCCTAGAGTATGCCACAAAGCTTTTCCCTTGTCAAGTTTTGCTAAATTATTGATTTTATTATGTTTTTTTCCTCACCTTTTTTATTGCCCTACCAGTCGAAGCTTTGATTTCTGGCGCATACTGGCGGGAGAACATCCGAAGTACAACATTGTCTTCTAGGGTCAAAGCTTCTAACTGAGAATCTAGTAGAAGTTCTAGTAGGTGCAGAATACCAACAGGAGACATCCTCCCCATGAATTTTCCGCCAAGGTCTTCTGCAAAACAGCCTTGAATCTCCTTCCCGAATTCTTCCTTGAAGATTGCGAAATCCAAATGCAAGTTAGCGGACACGCCATTACCGGGATCAGCAGACACAATGAATTTTGTGGTGTTAAGCGCCGCCTTCATTGCTTGTCTCCTCCGTCGTGCTCTGTTCCGTTTCAGGAGTTTGTCTACGAGCGGTCTTGGAAGGACGTACCCTTCGGATGGCTCTTCTCCCGCTACTAGCAACGGGAAGCTCCTTGGCATCTCCAGCACTTTCTCTGCTTGATCTTTCAGCGACAGAACGTTTAGAAGATTCTCGCTTAACGGCTCTTTTCGTTTCCGAGGCATCCCTGAACGTCATCCTTTCTACCTTGAATGTGGAGATGATCGGCTGATCTGGACCGTTGTAAACCGCCTCTTTGAGTGGATCCCCAACAGCAACCATAGGTTCTAAGGGTGCCTCACCCCGCTGAATCTCATCACTTTTTGCTGCACGCCAGAGAGCCACAGCAAAGTTTGCAGCATCCCGCTCAGAGAGTGCATTCCACAAGCCACGACCATCAGTCTCGCCTTCGATGATGATACTAATATCAATCTCAACCCATCCACGACCACGGAACATCAGCGATGGCCCACCAAAACTTTGCATCTCTACAGGGTCCTGCATGAATTGCATTCGTGAGTCTCGTATGTAAACAGGCATGATTCACCTCAAGTCTGCCGCTGGCAAAGCCTCCACATCATCTGGAGAAATCATCTCCTCCGCCCCCAATACCTCATCCGTCACGTCAAAGAACTTCATTCGAGCACGGTCAACCCTGTAGATGCCCGCCAATCTTTCGTCCTCTTCTTCACGGAGAGCAGTTAGATAGAGTCCCCGCATTCCAGCTTCTCTCAAACCTTTGTCTCCACAGATGGCAACAGCACCGTCCAGAATTGCGATGACCTCGAAAGCTTCCGCGATGTCCGTCTTCGTGATGATTGCTTTCTCAACGGCAGCCCTGTTCACCAATGCCGCTGACCAGATGAGTGTGTCAGTTTCTTTTCCGAGGAAGCTCATTTGACGCGAGATGTCAGCAATCTCGTGCCGACGCTCCCCCCTTCCTCCTGAACCCATGATGTTGAGGTAGTCTAGGACAATCAAATCTATATTCAGACCGTAGCCTCTCAATTCCTCTACTACACGAGCCGCTTCTGCACAGCCATGCTGACGCGAGTTGAACTCCTGAACCACGATCTCTCCTACTCCTGCCTTGGTCAGGCCCTTCATAGACCGCTCAAGCTTTGACAGCCCTGAGCCTGTCTTCAGGTCTACCTTTGTCATACGGGAGACGTTCTGATCCATTCTCATCAGCATCTTTTCCCAGCGCATTTCATAGGAGAAGAATGCAACACTGTGTCTTCTTCGGATAGCTCCAAGGGCAACATTCAGAAGGAAACAAGATTTCGCTCCTTTTGGTTCGGCCAGAACGTAGAAGACCTCCCCGAAGGAAGGTCCACCACTTAGCATACCATCCAAAGTTTTGAGGCCAGTTGGTATTCGCCGCCTCGTGTCGTCTTCCCCCCACCTTACCATTCGCATGGCAGCATCTTTGAGAAGGTAGCCACGTCGGACTGAATCAGCCTGTCCAACTTGCATTGCAGAGTCGATCAGACTCCGTATCCGCGTTGCATCGACTTGATCTCCAGATAGTCGAGCTTGGTCGATCAATTCGGCAGCATCCATTACAGCAGATGCCAATGCCGCTTCCTGTGCAAACTCACGAACCTTGGAGGTAACGTAACGCGGGTCTGGTATCTTGATTGAGCGGACCCCCCTCCATTCCCTCTTCAAGGCTTTGGCTTCGTTTGTACCTAGTCTACGCGCCTCCTCCTTCACTAGCTCATCCATCGTGATGACACCGGGACGCTCCCCCCGGTTGGTCTTGGCAAACTTCTCGACGAGGCTCGCTAGTCTTTGTTGTGGAGAGAAAGTTTTCTTTCCCTCTGAGAAAAACTTTGCTTTGAATGTATCTTTTGAAGTCCGAAGCAGATCACCACGGATAGCTTGAGCGAGAATCTTTCTTCGGAATTCCTCCCCGAACCTATATCTCTGTCCCATCCTCATTTCCTCCGAAGTGACTCGCCACTCATCGGGATCACCAGCACCATTTCGGTGTCTTGCAGCCTATCCGCCACCCTCTCCCCGAATGAGTCAATCAACTCTTCCGGCGCTCTGTTCATTACAATAATCAAACGTTTGCCCAAGCTGACACGTTCGAGAATCGAGAGCATGACCATTTCGCGGAACTCAGTGTAAGTGCCAACATCGAGGTCGTCTACCACCAGAAGGCTCAAGCTTTGAAGCTCGTCGATCAACTCCCCGACAGACCTTGGGTCGCTTCGATCAACTCCATTCATCGAAGCTGACCACAGTCTCATCGAAATGCTGGCCCATGACTCGAACCAGACGGGGGCCGCTCGAACTCTCAAACCCTTCGTTGCCATTCCTCTACGAACATCAGGATGAGCCGTACTAACCCAATCAATTGCCGCCCCATCTCCTGCGAAGGCACGTTCCCTGACAGTAGAGATGGCAAGCCCTGTTTTTCCCAACCCGGCTGGTCCGTACAAAACAAGACCCGGCGGCTTTGGGGTCTTCGTATTAGACCAAGCTTTGACTGCCTTGTAAGCTGTTGAATTCTGTACTTGTGTTGGTGCTGACTTGAACGACCACTTCAACTGACGACCTTTCAATCCGGCGGCTTCCAGCCTACACCTCTGCTCGATTGTCAGCTTTGCCATTTGCTGAACCTCCTCGCCTCCCTCCTCATCCTTTCGATCTGCTCATAGTATCTATTGTAAAGCTTTGCTGCTTTCGGTGGATGATGTTCGTCAAATTCTGGAAGTGCTCTACGAAGGTAAGCGACTGTTACGATGAAGTACCAAGGTAGCTCAGTCCACTTACCCTTTGGAACACCCTCGAAAACCTCGTGGAGTATGCCTTTCATTCTGCATACCCATCTTCATGCGCTCGCTGGTCGAACGCCTCTTCAATGTTCATCAACACATCCCAAAAATGATCCCAGCAAGCTTTGCGTTCTGCTTTTGGAACGACTGTTTGTCCGTCAGCATCACAACGGACCTTGGCTAGCTCTCCTGCAACGGCTGCCGCATCTATGCCACCAATCTTTGAGAGTTGGTGTAAGAACCCATAGATGATCCTTACCTTTACAACGGCAGCATTTTGGGCGCACTGCTCCACACTGTTGTTTTCCATTTCGCTCCTCCTTCTCCGGCTTGCCCGCCGGGGTTAATTGCCCATTCGTTTTATGAAATCCTCGACGCGGGCGTGTCGTTGCTCTTCCGTCGTGGACCCCTTTCTCCAGCTTTCCAACTCCTCGCCTTTTCTGAACACAGGAGCGCGTCGTCTCTTTCCTCCTGTTGCAACGGGAACATCTGCTGGTTTTGCGAGAAATGAATGTAGACCATTGCCCCAAATGTAGAAAAGATTTGACAGCATTCTCCAGCGACTTCCGTTGGCGCGGTCGGCGGCGGCTGCTTGACAGGCTCTCTTCAAATCTTTGAGTGTGTACCCGTCTTTGAGACGAGCCGCGAGCATCTTTCTGAGCCGTGCTCCCGGCCCCGGTCTTCCGGGGTTGTACTTCACCGAGCCAACCAGCAAGCTGCATTCGTTGATGAAAGCGTAAATCTCGTGCGGTTGAAGCTCCAGTTCTTCTTGTATTCTGGCTAGGGCTTCCCCATCTCTAGATGGGGATAGAATACTATTTACTCTTTTACTCTTACGTGTATTTGTTAATGTATAATCAGCAAAAGCTTTGCCGTTCCCTGTGACAGGCGACATTTCTACCTGTGAGACGCGAGAGGCTGGCTGCAAAAGCTGATAGAATGTGAGTGCTCCGTTCTGAACTTGAAAGTCCAGCATTCGCCTCTGTCTCAAAGCTTTTCTAGCTGTTCTGATTGAGTCTTTCCCCAAACCAGAAAGTGTTTGAAGCTTTGAGAGCGTTGCCCGGAATCTTCCTGTGTTATCTGCAAGAAAAAGTGCTGCGCCTAGAAGTTTTGTTTCAGTGCCACTCAGCCCCCTTACTGCCTTCCTCATTGGTTCGCTCCTTTGTACTAGACCGTTGTATAAGTCCTCTACCTTCAGAAGAATCCATTCTGACTCATTTCCCCGACCTAGTCCAGACCTGATTGTAACTAGGCCACAATGCTGCAATTTCCGACGTGCCAATCGGAAGGTGCTCTCAGTCAAATCGGCTTCTTTAGCTAGGTCCACATGGCGGATACGAATTCTTCTTTTTTCAGTAGAAAGAGAAAGAAGAATCAAATAAAGCTTTGCTGCCGATGGGGACAGATCTCTCCAATGAAGATTGGTGAATATGGCAGGGGACCTCATCGCTGAAGCCCCCTGCCGTTTGTCGTCTCCTGCGGGCGGCGGAGGAGCGATCCGAAGACCTCGTGGCACACAAGGTCAACCGACCACATTCGACAACGGGTGTGGGCAAACACCCTATAGCCACGAATAGTCGAGTTTCTTCGGCGTTGCAACAGTAAACCCCGCATTTTCGTACTCCTCTAATCGGGCCTTCGAGTGGCTGCCCAAGTAATCACGCTTGTCAGTTGTTGTGCGTCCGTCGATAAAGTCATAGATCAACACGGTTTTTTTGCCCGGTCGGACTCTCATAGAGCGGCCACACCATTGCAAAATGTCGATTGAAGATTTTCCTCCAGTGGCGAGGATCAACACGTCGATTTCTGGAATGTCGATGCCTGTTTTGAAAATCTCTGAGGCAACGAGAACCGCTCCCCCTTCTGTGTTTTTGAACTTCTCAATTGAGGTTTCTCTCTCCTTGGCCGAAGATTCACCCCATAGCCAAGTGCATCGTGCGTCGAAGATTGCCGCTTGTAGGACAGAACCGTGGTACGTTCTCTTGCACGCGAGTAGAATACGCTCCTTTCTTCTCAGGTGCTTTTTGACAATAGCTGTCACAAGTTCTGTACGTGCTTTATTTCGGATCACTCCAAGATCATACGCATGAGAAAACAACTCACCTCCACGCGGCCTTAAAACTTGTGGATTGTCTCTCCAATCAGGAGCTACATTGTCACGAATTTGCTCCCAAGAAGGATAGCTCTCACGAGGAGCGCGGAGCATAACCACTGTTGGACGAGCTACGAATCCAAGGTCTGCCAGTTCCATAGTCGTGACGATAGGAACAACGGGGCCAGCAGCAGCTTCCGCCCTCATGTCTCTGAACTCGTCCCCCGTCTTCATGGTCCCTGATAGATTCATCCGAATGTAGGCGTTGACACAAAGATTTGAACAATCATACCACGTCTTTGCGCTCCCAAGGTGAGCTTCGTCGATTATCAGTTGTTCCCAAATCGGCCAGAAATCTTTGTCAGTGATACGGGAAAGCGAGTTTACGATCCCTACTGTGATGTCCTCAAGATCAAACTTTCCATCACCAATGACTCCAACTCGAACTCCAAGCCGCCGCATGAGTCGTTGTTGAGTCTGGTACATGAGAGAGATTCCATTGCACATCCACAAGGTTCTGAAACCAGTTCTTCGGATAAGTTCAGCCCCTATTTCTGTCTTGCCCCCAGCGGTAGGGCATTGAATGCTGGCTCCTCGGCTTTTCTCGACAACATCCACGGCCCTGCTCTGGTAACTCCTGAGTTCGATTCCTAGAAGTGAATCGAGAGGAATCGGGCGGTAGGACAAGTTCGGGTAGTCGAACTTGACTTTGAATCCACCCTTCTTCAAAGCTTTTGAAACCTTGTAGGCTAGTCCAGAAGGGAACACACCTTTCGCTTTTTGGTAGAAGTGAACCATTCCATCCCAACCCCTTCTTCTGTACCGCTTTTGAAACTTTGCCGACGGGTGAGGAACTATCAGGGTTTCATCTGCTAAGATAGCCGCATCTTTTGGGCCAATCAGCCGACAGGTGACCCCCGTAAGTCGTTGAATTGTAACGGTTTCTGTCATTTCATCGAATCCTCCAAAGATTTGGTCTTTCTGTTTTTACCCTCTTTTAGCTTGCCCCCTTTTATCCCACGGATCGGCTTGACTGTCCAGAGGGAAAAGAAAATAATGTGAGTGCTGATAGGAGGGGCAAATGCGGATCATCGAGCAACGAGAGGAAGATGACTGTGGAATAGCTGTGGCTGCAATGTTAGCCAGAAAGCCCTACGGTAAGACATACCGTGCAGCTAAAAGCTTAGGAGTAGAAGAATCTCTCGATGGTTCCAAGTTGATCGAACTTCTCCGAATACTAACGGGGAAGCGTTACGAGATGTTCACTTGGGATGAGACTCTCAATCTCTATGATTGGTGTGACCAAGAGATTTGCCGGGAAGGTGCCGTGCTCATCACGCGGCAAAGACGATCCCTCTCAGGGCATTGGGTTGCTGTGAGAGATCGGAAGGTGTTTGATCCTGATTACGGGCGGGTTGCTCTGGTAGACTACCCGAATGGACATTGGTGGGTGAAGCTTTGGATAGAGTTGAAAAAACAGAACGGCCCCGGTGGGTAAGACCGGGGCCGCCTGTGCTACTAGGTGGCTGAATGTGAGGGATTGGAGGACTACTCTAGCTCTCAGCCGCCTCGACGGAATCTTCCGCCGACGCCGCCGAGGGCACGAGCCAGCCCTGCTCCCCGACGCCGACGACCTCCACGGCCACCGCCGCCCCCGGCTCCAACTTCGGGCCGAGTGTTCGGGTTTACGATTGCGCGCATTCGATTCACCTCCTTTTCAGTCTCCGATCTTGAAGTTGGCTGCTCTTCGTTTTGCCATCCAAGAATCTAGCCAGTAGATTTTTGGAAGGCCCTTCTTTGGCAGTCCCTTCTCGATCCATGCCCTATGCTCAATTCCCCCATAGATCAAAATGTTGGCGGGTTCAAGCGTTTTGCACCCCTCAATGAATCCTCTGAGCCAACTTTTTTGACCCTGCTTTTTCTCCTCTTTCGCCCGTCCGAGGGAACGGCACTGACAGCAAATCACAGGACATTTCTTCGGAATCCCGTCAAAGCAGAAATCGTAGCTTCGCTTGTCGGACCATCCCATGTTCGGGATCACCTTGATTCCAGCTTCCTGCCAGAATCGAGAAACCCACCTTGCCCGATAGACATTCCAAAGCTGAACGACAAGTGGATCGTCTGCCCATAATGAGAAGTCTGGAGCGATAATCCCACCCCAATTCAGCCGGTAAAGCTTTTCGACAGTCGCAACAGCTTCTTGCCACACCACGTTGAAATTCTCGTCTTCAACGTAGAAGCCCAGCACACCGCCTTGTACCATCTCAGGAGTGAACTTTGCCTTACCGTACATGAATAACCACCGAGACGGATCACCAATCTGCTCGATGGACTCGCCTCCAAACACTTCGGTCGGAATGATTTCACTCAGCATATCCTCTTTGAGATCAGGTAATCCCCACTTGTTCGTCGAGGAGAACACCGCGTCTTCTCGAAAGAAGATGTTTGGTGTTTCTGAGATAGGAGTCAAGTCATCACCCTCGTCGAGATCGAGGTCGTCCATGCCTTCAAGATCGCTGAGTTGCTGATCGAGCAAAGACTCCATTTCCCTCTGAAGTCCTTCGTTCTCTTTCAGCATGGCATCGTATAATCTCTTGACGGCGGGACTCTTGGCTTTTGACTGAGCCATGACAACAGCCAAAGCCTTCTCATTCATCAGAGCAAGCTCGGCTGTTGGATCAAGAGTCGCTAGAATCTCTGCCTCTTGCTCCTCTGTCCAGCTACCCATCAAAACGGGAACCTCCTTGAAGCCTAGATTTCTTCGGAGATGTCCATCAATGAGCCGTCCAGTCGCTTCGTTGAACAGAAGAGTTCCGGCCCACCCCACATCTTTGATGACTCCCTCTACAGACTCGACCTGAGTCTTTGGATGCCGTCGCCAATTCTTCGGATTCGGAGAGAGTGTGCGGGGATCAACCCACTCTAGCCGAAGATTCCTCCCATTATCCGAAGCTTTGACTTTGTCCTTCTTCTTTTTCTTCTTTTTCTTGGCCGAAACCATTTGCGTAGCGGGAGCCATCACTCGGGAACCTTTTCGTCTTTGAGGTCGAAGTCTACGATAATCATCGGAGCTAGTGCGTCCATCTGGTCAACCGTCAGGGACTCTTCTGGCTTCTCCTTGTTGTAGACTCGCTTCAGCGCCGAAAGCTTGACCTTGTGGACCTTTACGTCCATCTTCTCACGTTTCCAAGCTTTGAAGCCCTTGCGCCGCTCTTCCTCTTCTTTGAGTGCTTTCTCGTATTTTGCTTTGAGGTCTTCGGCGGCTTTCTCGAACTCCTCGGCCTTGTCGGGGTCCATGACCCACTGATTGCCACTGGAGAGAGGCCGCCCTTTGCCGTCCTTCAAAGCGAACTTCTGGCACAGGTCATCCCGAAGCTTGTTGAACTGATTGAACTCGTCAGAGGGGACGTTGCCCTCGGTGATCGACTCAGCCGGATCGCGCAATGATCGCTTCGTCCTTCCAAGGGCATACGTGATCTGAGGGTCCCCCCTCAAAAGCTTTGCGTTGAGGAGTGCGTTATACATCTCCACAACTTCTTCGCGTGTCACTTCAATTTTGTCCATCGGTCTTCTGATCTCCTTTCCGAGACTCGCTACGATGTCCAACAAAGATTTGTGTTTCAATCCTCCCCCTCATACCAAATGGCCCTGAGTGAGAGAACTATTCGGATAGATTCTCCCCGCCTCCTCTGTTCCTGTGGTGTGGTCTTCTCCTTCTGCGTAGAACTTCTTGTAGGTTCCACCAGTGCCCACTTCTGTCATCCCTCCCAAAGTTTTTACCGCACCTGTGATTACAAGTCCAATTGGTCCTGCCGTCTTCAGCAAGATACCTCCCCCTGCCCCGTCTCCACCAACCCCCGCATCACCTCCGGGGTCTGCCCCGATAGGCAAGCTCTCGCCGCCAACTCCGGGTAGAGCATCCGTATCGGTAGGTGAGCCACCAGCACCCCCATCACCCCCCTTACGGCCCACAGGGTAGCCCAAGATACACGAGCCGCCTTGGATGGCGTCCTTGCCATCCTTGCCGCCCACTGAGAATCCTCCGTGGCTGAAGATCTTCCCTGAGACGATGATCCCCCCGATTGCCTCGATCTTGACGATGGCTCCCCCGCTCCCCCCGGAGGAGCCACCAGCACCACCGCCGCCAGCCGTTATAGTAGATGGAACGGTGTTTTGACCACCGCCCCCTCCACCTCCTCCACCACCACTGCCCATGTTCAAGGATTCGTCCGTAGACACGTCTCCTTGGCCCCCTGCGACCGCGTAGCCGCCGTCCGTAGCCGAACCCCCATCTCCACCCCCGGACGCGCCTCCTGCGCCCAAATTGCCCCCATAGGCCCCCGTCCCGGCAGCACCGTCACCCCCTTCTCCGCCCAAAGCCGAAGCTCCGACCGCCCCATCCTGTCCAGCCTCACCATCGGGGCCGACAGGGGCCACGCCGCCTAAGCCGCCGACCCCCGCCGACACCGACCCGGCTCCACCTCCTCCCCCTCCACCGGGGCCACCGGGATGCCCCGACAAGCTACCCGAGATAGACCCGAGAACCCTTGCGCTTTTGCATAGCACCTCGAAACCACCATAGGCCGCGCCATCATACTCCTTGATGATCGCAACGACGCCATCTACAACCTCGAAATGCCCAATGTTGTAGTGAACTCCAGCAACGACGGTATCTTTGGTAATAATCCAATCTTTGCCGAGATGGTTTCCGCCACCAAGAGGAGTCCACGCAGGAACAACTGCTCCTTGGCCGTCTCCGTAGTGAACACCGCTTCCGTAGTTGAATGTGCCGTAGTGTCCCATCAGCCCAAACGTTTGAGTAGCTCGAAACGAAAAGCATCCAAATCAAATTGTGATCCGGGGCAAGTTTTGTAGCTCGCTAGCTCGCGATGCCCGAAAACATTCGATGGGTGAATGTCGTGAACTCGGCATAACCACTCAACCAGATCGAGACCCTTCGCCAAATTCACGGGAGGCGGTGGTTCCTGCTCGAAGCTTCCCACGAAGCAGATTCCGAGTGTGTCGAAGTTGTGGCCCTTCGTGTGTGCTCCTTGAACGTTGGGGAGACGCCCGAGCAGCACTTCGATATAAGCCCGCTTCGCAGCATCTTCGATTTCCTCGATCCCGAAGTGGTATCCGATGTCGGGCCAATGGTGCTTTCCGTCTGTGTGCCACCATCTGATTGCCCCCCACGAGACACTTCCACTATCCTTCGTGTCGCTGTTGTGGAGAACGATTCGTTTTGGGATCATTTTGGTTCCTCTTGATGTTTCCCATTCCGAACACACTCTTGCTTGTAGATTTGCTTCTCAAGCCCTGTAATTCTCACCCGATGCTCCGTCAACTCAAGGGCGTGGGACGCTAGGGTTGCCGAATGCTCGTCCAAGCTTTCCTTCAGTTCTCTGTGATCCTTAGCGTTCTGCTTGAATCCCGCATCCAACTTCTCGTCGAGCTTTCCAGCCCAACGAGAAGCTTTGGCAATCCATGCCCCAAGCCCTATCAGTCCCCCTAAAGCTGCGAGAGAAACAACAACTTTCAGGATAAGGTTGACGATAATGGTGAGTTCATTCATGGACCCGTAGCTCCTGCCTCACTTGGTTGAGATGGCACACCAGCGGCTTTCATCATCTGCTGCTCAATGAACTGAATACGCCGCTCCTGCCCATCTGCAATCTTCTCCAGACTTCGATTGACCTCCTGCTGGGTCTTTTCTTGAGCCTCTACCTTCGCTGTCGTATCCGCTAGACCCTCTCGATTTGTACGGACCTCACCAGCATAGACGTGGTAGATTGAAATGCCCGCGAGTGCCAGAGCGATCAGGGCAATCGCTTTTACTGGCAAAAGTTTGAGCACTTCCCAAAGGTATTTCATTGGTGTCCATTCTGCGTTCTGGCCCCGAAGTAGACACCGCCAACCATTGAGGTAAGGGCCAACTGTTCAGAGGAAACGTTCTTGCCAAGGAACCACATGGCAAGGGTTACTCCAATGATACTGAGAGCCAGAATCGCTCTGACAGTTCCAACGGGCAAGCCTAGTGGTCTATTCATCATGGTTTGCTCCTACGGTAACACAGAATTAGCGACAAGCAAAAGTTCATATTCGATGGAGATCTTACTCGTGACTGAGTCTCCTTTCGCTGCTGCCCACAAATCAGTTTTTGAAGGGATTGGGCTGGAAGGTCCTTTCATGGGGATCGCAAAAGGCCCCTCAATTCCAAAAGCCGTGACCCAATAGCTCATCCCGCCGAAAGGAGAAGAAACCACATCAGCACTCAATCTTTGCTTCACCTCGACGGAGGCTGGCTTTGCCGTTGCGACGTAGACCGTCCCCCCGAGAAAAAAACCAGTCCAATTGGCGGGGATTGTAAAGGCGGACGAAAGGAGTTGTCCTGTACCTTCCCCATCAGGTGACACTCCGATTTTTCCAAAGAGGGT